CTTGGGCCAGACAAGAGCGGTTTGTCGTGACCGACGTGGAGCAGGTGACGTTGAAATCCGGGCCGTCAAGAATCCACCTTCTGCACCACGTGCTCGACCTTGACCCTGCCGGTGTCGCAACGTTCTGCGGGAAACTCGGGTTGCCGGCCGAAAGGTTGGGTTGGGCCACGTGCCACGCGTGCCGCAAAGCCGTCGAAGAACGGTCCATTCCGAACCAACCCACTTTGGGGCACGTGTGAACCCTCAGCACGGGACTTGCGCGTGTTACGTCGCGGGGTGCCGGTGTGACCGTTGTTCGCGTGCCGCGGTCACGTACGAGGCGAAACGGCAGGTGCAACGCAACAGGGTCGGCCCTTTGCTGATCGACGCCACTCCCACCCGCGCGTTACTGGATTTGGCTGTGGCCGCCGGGGTCACCTTGCGGGACGTGGCCGACCGGGGCGGCCTGTCCAGCCGCCACCTTTGGAACACTCGGCGCGGTGGCCACCCGTTGGTGCAACGACGCTGGGCGGCACGTGTCGAAACCGCGGTCCGGGAGTTGTGCGACGAGCGCCTCGCGGCGTTGGGGGCGCTGGGGGACCGTCTGGACTTTCTTGCCGGTGACGTGGCACGCGGCCCTCACTGTTGGCCGACGAAGGACCTGTTGGATCACGTGGCTAGGAGAGGGATCGTGTTGCACACGGTTTTGGACGCGTCGGACCGCCGGTACTTGTACCGGAACAAACTTTTGGACACCGCCCGGGCGGACCGGATCTGTTTGGCGTTGGACGTGATGCCATCGGAGGTTTGGGACACGTGGTTCGCGCTCGAGGAAGCGGAAGCGTCGTGACGCAGGCCCGGTATCTCGTAGGCGACGTGTTCCACGCGCTCGGCACGTTGCCCGACGACAGCGTGGACCTGGTGATGACTTCTCCGCCGTTCCTCGCGCTGCGGTCGTATCTGCCTGCCGAACACCCGGACAAGGGCAAGGAGATCGGCTCGGAGGCGACCCCCGCTGATTTCTTGGACACGCTGTTGGACGTGGTGGAAGCCCTTGACCGGGTGCTCGCCCCGCACGGCTCGATCTGCTTCGAGCTGGGTGACACGTACGCCGGAAGCGGTGGCGCTGGCGGCGACTACAACGCCGAGGGACTGCGGGCCGGACAGCAGAAGTTCAGCGGGTCAGCGGCCAAGCGGCGGCGAGAGGGGGTAGGCGACGACTACAGGCCACCACGCGCCGGCCGTGGGCTCGGCTCCGCCGGCGGCAGAACGAGCCGTCCTGACGACGTGGCAGCGGGGCTGACGCACCCTCGATCACGACCAGGGCCCGAGAGCCGGGATCATGTCGTCGGCTGGCCGATGGACAAGTCCCTCTGCGGGATCCCGACGTTGTTCGCCTGGTCCCTGGCCTACGGCCGCAACCTGCTCCGGCCCGAGCGCCAGACAACCCCATGGCGCGTCAGGAACGTCGTGGCGTGGTGCCGGCCGAACCCGCCCGTCGGGGCGCTCAGCGACAAGTTCAGGCCCGCCACGTCCTACCTGACGATCGCCACTAGGGCACGTGACCGGTACTTCGATCTCGACGCGGTGCGGACCGACCCTTCCGACGTGAAAGACCGGCGGCACCGGACCACGAACGGGCCGAAGCAGGACGCGGACCCTTCGGTGGTGCTGACCGCGAACTACCACCAGCGCATCCCGTCCAACCCGGCCGGTGCTCCACCGCTTGACTACTGGGTGATCCCGACCCAACCGTACGCGGGGTCGCATTACGCCACCTACCCGGAGGCTCTGTGTGAACGGCCGATCAAGGCCATGTGCCCGCTCAGAGTGTGCATCAGCTGCGGGGAGCCGTCACGGCGCATCGTGGACGTGGAGCACGTCCCGAACCGATCCACGAACGGGCCCCAGTCGATCGAGAGGAAATGGCTGGACGGCGGCTCGGCCGGTTACGACCAGAGGGCCGACCGCGTGACTACGACCGTGGGCTGGACGTGCTGCGGCTGCTGCTCCACCATCGACCAGACCACACACAACACGGGCGACTCCTACTGCGGCGAAAACGAAGACCACTGGCGCCCGGGCCTAGTCCTCGACCCGTTCGCCGGCTCAGGCACAACCCTCGCGGTGGCAACCGGCCACGGCCGGGAGGCGATCGGCATCGACCTGGACGAGCGGAACGCCGCGCTGGCCCTTGACCGCGTGGGCCCGCTGTTGCTCACCGTGGAGCACGTGGGCCAGAGGCAAGCGTCGTGACCACGTGGACCACGTGTGACCGCTGTAAACGTGAATCCAAACACGTGATCCTGGCCTATTGGGGCGAAACGATTTGCTCTTCTTGTGTGCGTCTTCTTGTTGAGAGTTTCGACGCCAAAGGTTGTTGGCCTGAGTGCTGCTGGGATCAACAGAAAGGGGCGGCGGCTTGACCAGCCCAAACAAGCGTTCGACGTGGACTAGAATGCGGGGTGACAGAGTTGCACCCCGCGACGCTTGGAACGCCCGGGGTGCCGACCGGAACACAACGGAGGTGTCCCGATGGCGATAGATCCTAGCGACAATCCCTACTTTCGGACGGGTCGTCCGACGCTTTACCGCGCCATACAGATGCGGTCGCGTCTCGAGGCGTCCTGGGCCGCGTACCTAGACGACCTCAGGCTGGCGTGGGCGTACGAGCCGGTCTGCTTCGCGAGTGCCACCGGTCAGTACCTCCCCGACTTCCGTCTGGTCTACGAGAACACGACCTACTACGTGGAGATCAAGGGCGTCTTCGGCGACACTGAGGCTTTGCGCCGCCGGATGGAGATCGTTTGGGCTTCGGAGCCCACGGCCTACCTCGTTGCTCTTGAGGGCCCACCCCGGACACCTGGCACACCAGAGGACCAAGGCGAGTGGGATCAGTGGTGGTGGCAGTGCAAGGGCTTCATGCGCGGCTGGCAGACCACATGGACAGACGGACACGGGATGCGCTCGTGGGAGCTGTATCCCGGTGGAGATCCCTACGAGACCCTTGACTACGAAGTTCTCCTTGAGGGGTCGGACTACCCGCCGTGTGGGTGAAACTCGATCCCAAGAGAGCGGTTAACCACAAGTTACGCACAGCCGGAATGGCCGCAACTGGCCTCGATTCCGTCGCAATGTGCTGGACAATGTTGCACGAGAACGACGGCTTCATCTCCGACGATGATCTGACAATGCTCGCAGGAATGTACCGGTGTTCGGACTGGGAATCACTTGCGGACACCCTCGTCAACGTGGGCCGCTGGACACGAGACAAGCGGAGAAACGGCTTTAAGATCAAGGACTTTCTGGAATACAACTTCTCGAAAGCCGACCTGGATTCCCGACGGAAGCGCGATAGGGACCGCAAGCGGAAGGCGCTCGGATTCCAGTCGGATTCCGAGCGGATTCCAGACGGACGCGGCGGGGAGTCCTAATGGATTCCGTGTGCCGTATCGTTCGTATCGGATCGGGTCGTACGTATCGTCTCGCTCGGTTTTCCCTACTTACATCTGTTGTTCTTCTAAAGCTTGTTTTCGCGAGCGATGGCGAAGAGGGGAAATAGTTGACGACGCGGAAGTGGCCGCAGGCCGTGTGGGACGCGATCAACCGTCTCGCAGAGTTGGACCTGTCCCGCTACAGCGGTAAGCCGATCTTCGACAGGGAGGCGTTTCTCGGTTCGGCACGTGCGTGGCGCGTTGAGCAACATAAGGCGCTGATAGCGGATCTGCTATCAGCCGACCCGAATGTCACCTGCGAGCAGGTCGTCAAAGCCTGCAACCCCCAACCCGCAGGCAAGCCGAACCACGTGGTCCGAACGGCTGAGGCAGCGTCGAAGCTGTACGAGATCAACGACGCCAAACGGGAACCGCTACCACCAGCGCCACCGGATTGTGCGACCTGCCAGAACACGGGCCACGTGGGCCAGGGTCGTTGTTCGTGTCAGCGGGGCCGGTTCGGTGCGCTCGTTGACCGACTGCGACACAAGGAGGCGTCGTGAATCTTGGAACCGAGAGAGGCTTAGGAGGCGACTGAGGGATGGCTGAAAACGATGACGGGCCACGTGCCCGGTTCGCGGTTTCGCTGCACGGCCCGCACGTGACTATCGAGGACGCGGTCAAGGCTGGGGATGCCACCAAGGATCTGCTCGAATCTGTCTCGGAGCACATGGGCCACACGGTCACGTGGCGGGTGGCGTCGATCCAGTTCCAATGCGACGGGTGCCACGTGACCCGTCCTGATCGTCCGCGACCCGATGAGGGGTGGACACACCGTGAGGGGGACGACTTCTGCCCCACATGCTCCAGCGAACCACGTGGCCCAGAGGAGACACCGTGAGTCAGACGTGGGAGATATGCGGAGCGGTCCGCGACTGGAAGGACGATGACGTGGTCCGACGCGAGCTGCTACCCGGCCATGACGGTGCTCACGTGGCCGCGTGCATGGGACCGCCGCCGCAGTGCGGAGCGATCCTAAGCGAATGGGGACCACGTGGGAACGAAAACGAACGAAAGGCTGCCGAGTGTGAACCGTCTTGAGGAGACCGACCTGGACACCATCCGAAGAGAAGCCGGCGCGGACCACGTCGGACACGACGCATGGAAGCAACTGGACGACCTTTACGAGCGGTTCACACGTGCCATCGACGTGCGCCCAGACCTCAAAGTTGAGGCTTTCGGTTGCGAGCGTTCCGTCCGGTTCACGTGGTCCGAATACGACCACACCAAAGACAAACTGGACCCACGTCACAAACGTTCCCATTCGACCGAACGGAACGTGTCCACCATGAGAGAACTCGCCGAAGCGTTGCTGCTCGCGTGCGATTTCGTGGAGCACGTGAACCCTGTTTGGGCGAGGAGGGCGGCATGAGCACCACGAAACCCGACCGAAGGCGACCTGAGCTGCCACGCACGGCCCCTTCGTACCGTCGCTTGTCGGACGCCCAGTACGCGGCGTTGGACGAGTTGGAGAAGGTCCGCCACGACCTGCACGTGGACGTGGACGCGATCATGGACGCCATCCCTTACGCCGAACTCGACGCTCGGTCGGTCGGGTTCCGTCGTGGCCGCGGGTACGACGCCCAACCGGGGCGCGCCTCATCGGTTCGTTGCGACGTGTGCAACGGAACCGGAGGGACGGGACTGGACTGCGCCGAGTGCCGCGGAACGGGTGCCGTGCCGACCACAAGCGAATACTCCGACCCGACATCCGCCCTGGCGTTCGGGAAGGAGAACCGCACCGCGTCCGAATGGTTGACGCAGGCGACCGACGTGTCCAACGGCGTGACACGCACCGCGAACAGGGCCCGATACCACTTCGGTTTCGACCCCGAGCACGGCAAACCGGAACGGTCACGTCCGAACCAGAAACCGGACCGCCGGCCAGAGGTCGAGGTGTGCGGGTTCTGCGGCGAACCGGCACCATCGGGGCGCGACGGGGAAGGCAAGTCTCTGCTGCGACGGGTGGACGAGATCCCGGTGCACGCGTCCCCGTGCTACTGGACGTTGGCGAAACAAGCGTTGCGTGCCGGGGTGACACCAGGCGCCCAGCTAAAGGGGGTCGTCGCTGCGCGTTCCACGGCGAAGGGTGTCCAACGTGTCCAACCAGAGAAACCGCAGGTCGCTTGACAGAATCCTCACGATGTAGTTTACTCAGTGTCATCGTCCACCAATGTGCCTTCGGGCCGTGGTGGACGTGGCGCGTTCGGGGTCATGGTGGAGGGCGAACCACGTGGGCAAGATGCCAGGTTGGGCGCGCAGTTCAAGGCGCATCCTCGTAGCTGAATGCCCGGATTGCTCGGACGTGGTGCACCTAGAGCTTCGTGTCCACGTGACCCACAAAGAGGGCCAGTTGATCGCTGAGGTACGACCGGAACCTTTGGTCCACGAGTGCGACAAACCGAGCTTGCAGGTGGTCGCCTGACTATGGCCCACGTGGGACAAGGTGTCACTGTCGAGATCGTCGACGTGACCCCAGAACTTGCAGCCACGTGGCTGGAAAACAACCATCAGCACCGGCCTATCGACCCGAAACGGGTTCGTAAGTACGCGAGGCAGATGAAGGCTGGCGCGTGGGCCCTGAACGGCAAAACGATCACCTTTGATGCACAGGGGAAACTGTTGGGCGGTCAGCACAGGTTGTCGGCTTGCGTGAAGTCTGGGTGCACGTTCCCCACGTTGGTGGTACGAGGCTTGGACCCGGTAGCAGTGCTGGGACGGGCGGCTTAAGCCTTCGGCCGCTGGTTCGGCGGCAGAGGGTTAGGGTTGTTCGGCTGGCAGTAATCGGCGGGGCACGTGCCCGGCTTCGGCGCAGGACGTGAACCGGAAGGGCTTGTGACCGGCACGTCACCAGGCTCGGGCAGGTTCTGGCCCCACGTGCCAACGTTGTTCGGCGGGGGATTCCCACATAGGACGCGGTCACCGTTGGGGAGTTTCAACCAGACGAACGTGTACGAGCCTGTGGGGCACGTGGTCACCACACCGGCCGGCAAAGGTTTGCGGGCCACGTGGGTCGCATGATCGTGTGTCCACGCGTACACGCCGATGTAACCCCAGAAGACGAGCAGGACCAGCCAGAACAGGCGAGCCGGTTTCACGTGGACCGGTACGGCAGATCCGCCGTCCCTGTCTGCTCGGCACCGTACCGAATCTGGGCCAAGTTGTCGCCGTATGACTGATTGACGGCTTGGCGGTCGGTGCCGCGAATCTCCAGCCTGCCGCCCTTATCCTGGTAGATGGGGGCCCGGACGAATCGGACGCTCGGTCGCGCCGTCTGGTGTCCATAGAGCTGGTCATAATCCCAGTCGGTTTGAACGGACTCGTTCTCGTGGGTCGCGCTCCCGTCGTCCAATATTACGGCGCTCCGTTCGTACCACGTGATCAGTTCGGGCTGTTCGCCCTCGTCGTAGAAGTCGAACTGTTCAACGCTTTCCGCCCGGTTCCAGATCCCCGAAGCGGACGCCGTTGCCAAGTGTCGCTCAGCATCCGCGTTAGCGGCGAAGATCGCCAGCACCTTGTAGTCGCTGTAGCTCCCGCGTGTCACAGCCCAAACGGTTCTCATGATGTCAGATCCTCGGCATCGCCATAAACCGTGGTCGAGTCGTAAGCCTGCACGGTGTAGGCGTTGAGGGTGCCGAACTCCTTGAGGAGAGCGTCGGTCACCACGTCTTCCACGTCGCGATCGCCCGCTAGGAGCGTGTCGAACGTGGCTCGGATGGTCACACTTCGCGTAGTCATAGTTTTGTCACCTTTCCAGCAACATACAGGGATGCGATAAAACCGGCTGTGCCGATGATTTCGGCCGCGAACAGTCTCAACCGGAGCTTGAGGGAATCGGGTCCGAACACTCGGCGGATCATCGCTGGACCTCGCTAACGATCTGGGCGAGTTGTTTCCGGTAGCACGTGAACAGGATGATCCCGCACGTGCCAAGGATCAGCTCGTCGGCGCCGAAATCCAAAGGGAAGCATTTGACGACCAGGCCGACCCGGATAGCCCACCGGAGCGGTTTCGGCAGCCGTTTGTCGTTCACTACGGCACGTGCGACGCGTATGGCGTAGCGCACGTGGGTCCGGTAGCGGATCATCAGCACCAACGCGACGACGGCTAGGCCGGCGAGGATCGGCCACCACGTGGACAGAAGGCTGGTCACGACCGGCCCCCCGAATGGTTCAGGAGGGCCGGGTAGTCGTACTCGCCGCCAAGGATCGCGTTGAGCGCCACGACTTGCCCGCGGTGGTCCTCGTACCAGTCGGTGTAGTGCTTGTGACCGTTGTACGGCTCGGACGTGGATCGGATCTGCTCCAGCTCGATGCACTGCTCGCCGCGCGGCCCGGCCAGGTAGCGCCTCCACTCTTCGAGCGATGCACGCAGGCGGGCTAGTTCAAGTTCTGCCGACATTCCATCCTCGATATGCGGGCCAGGGCAATCGGGAGCGGGATGGTCCCGTGTCGGTTGCGTGTAGATCACGTACCCGATACCGGCGGGTGACTCGGCGCCACACGTCTTGCAGATGTAGCGGGCGGTCACGATGCCACGCTCTCGGGCAGCTGGTCGCGCTTGCCCCACCAGGACCCCTGCGACCACCGGAACCCAGCATCTTTGAGGGCTTGCCGGGTGTCGTAGTCGGGCTTCTCGGAGAACGTCACCGAGCAGTACCCGCTGCGATGATCCTCGATGGCGATCCCGCCGGCAGCCTCGCAGCGTTCGGAACGTGCGGCCTGGCGGCGCACAACTTCGAGCCGGTCCCGGTTGCGCTTGATGTTGCCGGAAAGGTTCTGGAGGTGGTAGGCGGGCAGCGGGTGGTTCTTGCACTTGCACGTCTGGTGCTGCCAAGGGTTGCGGCAGTTGCAATCCTCGGGGCACGTGCACTTCTTCGAGCCGCGGTGCTCCTTGTTGTGAGCCTTGATCGCCTCACGTTCGGCCTCGAGCTTCGCTATCCGAGTTTCGAGGGCTTCGATCGCGTCGGGATCGTCGGAGTAGATCGAACTTGCTAGCTGGTCGCGGATTCCTTCGGCACGTGATCCCATGTCCTCGGCTTTGCGCTGGTCTTCTAGCGCCTTATCGAACGTGCTGGCAATGCGGGCCCGGTAGCGACGGTCGCGCCCCTCGGAGTAGTGACCCACGAGGATCGGCTGCCCGAACGGGATTACCGATGCCATCTCGTCACCGCGTGCCCAGCCTGCTTCGGCTTTCGCTTGGCGCTTCTCGGCCCATTCGGTGAGCTTCTCGGCTTTGGCTTCTCTGCGGTCCCGGTAGGTCATGGCAGGACCCACCCGGAGCCGTCGTAACGGACGTGGCACGTGGGACATTCCTGGTTACCGTTGAGCGCAGGGAGTCTGTCGCCGCACGTGCAATACATCCAGCACGGGGCCGTCATACCTACGGGGTAACCGTCCTCCCGGACGATCGCTATTTTCGTGATCCTGCCGGCCGTGGTCATGATGCCACCCCAGCGACGTGGCCCAAAGATCCACCTTCAGATTCCCAGCGTGCGAGTTCTGTGAGTGTTTCGGCTGCTACCCGGTTGAACTGATCGGACGTGGAAACAACGTCGGCAAGGATCCGCTCGAAATCGGGTAGTACCTCGTCGTCGAACAGGTAGACGGTGGCACCAGCGTCGGACGTGGCCCACGTGCCCCAAATGAGCCGGTAGGGTCGCTTACCGGTCCAGTCGGGTGAGTCCAGAGGCGGTAGCTCTATCTCGCCTTCTTCGATCCCGTAGCCGATGTCTCGGCATCGGAAAAACGCTGTCCGGGTAGTCTCTGTCTTGGTCATCGAATCCTCTTTTTCGGTGATCCTGGCCCGGGGGGACGGCAATCCCGCCCGGGCCGCTTCATTGGTTTCCCGATAAACGGGGAAGGTCCCACCGGCAACACTGGCGGCGGGACCTCCTCTGTCGATCAGGGCAGCACGCCCGGAATCTGCCCGGCGACCACGTCGCGAAGCTCCGAGTAGTAGAAGACCTCAGCGAACGCTCTGACTAGGTCGCGGTCCTGGTTGAGCGGCTCAGTCCACGGCGTGAACCAGTTCTGGTATTCGTAGACGGCGTCCTCGACGGTGCCGTGGTAGTCGGTCGTGACCCGCACCCGATCGGCCGGACCACCGGTACCGAGCAGAATTGACCACTGCATGGTTTCGCCCCGTAGGTCGATGGTTTCGCACTCGACGGAGAGCGGCATTTCCTCAATGCGCTCGCGGCACTCTTCGGCCCACGTGTCGTGGTCGAGCTGCTGGGCGTGGTCTTGGACCCGGAGTAGCTTGGCTATGTCCTCGAAGCGGGAAACGTAGTAGTCACAGGCTTCCTGGTAGGTCTCTTCCTTGGTGCTCATGGTGGCTCCTTCGGTCAACGTCATACCCCCTAGCATACAGCGATGGTGCTGTATCGTCAAGAGGTTTCGGGAGATTCTTTCGACGTGGCCCGCCAGCCCTTACCAGGCCGGGCACGTGACCAAGCGTCGATGGTCGAAGGCTTCCACAGGTTCAACGGCCCGAGCTTCTTGTCTGGCGCCGGCGCCTGGCCACGTGCGACATACCCTCGCCAGGTGCTCGACGTGATCCCAAGCCGCTCGGCCACGTCCTCGGCGGTCAGATGACTATTAGCCACGTGGACCAACATACAGCGAAGCCGCTGCAACGTCCAGAGTTTCCTTGGCACGTGGAGCAACACTCGAGGAACTAGCCAAACTCCTCGACCTCACCAGGCAACGCATCCAACAGATGCGCCAGTGAGACCGAACAACGCTCTACCGGCTCTACCGGCTATGCGGCAGACCAACCCAAACGAACCCCTCCTCGACGACTGAGCAGAAACGACACGAAAGACAGCCTGAGGGGTAGGCGTCTGCGGGGAGCTTGTGAAGGTGGGGTTAGGAGCGGAAATCCCGCGTGTAATCGTGTAACCATCCCAGTACGGATACTTTCCGTTATCTGTAACTAGTGTCTGACCTGCACTTATCTTGTGCTCACTCCAGCAAGCATCAAGTAAGCACGTCAGAGTGCTAGCCAGCGCCGGCCCAGAGGCACCAAAGGCCGATCTCGTTACCTTCGAGCTGGACCTGGGATCCCGCTAAGCCCCGAAAATCCCGTTGTCGCGTGTTTGAGCCTTTGGAGGGCTGATGAGCAACGTTCAGCCTTTCCGTCGTCGTGAGGCCCAGCCGTATGGGCCGGGGAATCGGGAGTCGGTGAAGCATGGGGCGTTTTCGGCGCGGGTGATTGATGAGAAGTCGCGTGAGGTTCATGCGGAGTTGATGGCTGCGTGTGTGTGGGTGGATGAGCCGGATGTGGTGGCGGTGGACACGTGGTGTAAGGCGAAGGCCCGTTACGACTTGTTGAACGATTGGGTGATGTCGATTGCGTTGGGGGAGCGCGATGTGGTGACGAAGCGGGGGATTTTGTCTGGGGTTGATGCGGTGCCGGCGTATTTGTGGGGTGAGGTGTCGAAGGCGGAGTCGAATCTGATGAAGGCGACGGAGTCGTTGGGGTTGGACCCGACTGGTCGTGCGCGGTTGATGAAGGATTTGGGGATGGCGAAGCATTTCGCTGCTGATGGGGTGCGCGAGTTGGTGTCGCGTGGGCGGGAGTTGCGTCGGGGTTCTGTTTGACCTGGTCGGAGATTCCGCAGGCCGTCCCGGCGCGTGCGGTGAGGCCGAACAGACACCAGATCATTGTGCGAGGCACGGAGCACACTGTTGTGCGCCGCTCGTACACGTCGGCGAAGCCGGACCGGATCACTTTCGGGTTGGAGCACGAGCAGGACGTTGAGGTGGCTCTGGACGATTACCTGCGATGCTTCGTCCTCGTTGTTGACCTGTGAGCGACGCGGCGTTGGACCTCATGTGGGCGTTGCGCCTCGAGGACGGCCGCTGTTGGGGTGAGCAGGCTGTCGACGAGCAGAAGGCGGACGCGGAGGCGATCATCGGTGGGGGGGTCGGCCCTCACCGCCATTTTTGTACCCGGCCTCGTGGCGGGTCGAAGACGACGGACCTTGCGGGGGTGGCGTTGTCGTGGTTGGCGGTTGACGCCCCGTTGCGTGCCCGCGGGTATGTGGTGGCGTCGAACGGTGAGCAGGCCGGGATTCTGATCGACGCCGCGGCGTCGCTGGTGGCCCGCACGCCGGAGATCGACGGGCTGTTGACGGTCGAGAACGAGAAGATCGTCGCCCCGAACGGTGCGTGGATTCGCATCCTGAACCTGTCCGATTCGGGCGCGTGGGGGCTCAGGGACGCCCACCTGTTGATCTTGGACGAGTTCGCCCAGTGGCCCGAGACACGTGGCGCAAAAAGGGTTTACACGGCGGTCCGCACGACGGTCCAGAAGACGCCGGGGTGCCGCCTGGTGATCCTGACATCGGCGGGCGAGCCGTCGCACTGGTCGCACGAGATTTACCGTTCCGCCCAGGACGACGACACGTGGCGGGTGTCGGAGATGCCGGGCCCGGTCCCATGGCAGGACCCGAAAGAGATCGACGCCCTGCGCCGGGAGCTGCGCCCGTCGGAGTTCGACCGGCTGGTGTTGAACGTGTGGTCGGAGGACGAGGACCGGGCGATCTCCCCCGAGGATTACGACATCGCGGCCCGCAAACCGGTTGCCACGTCTGTGGCGCCCGTCGGGTTGACCGGCGGCGGCTGGACCCTCCGATACCCGCGTGCGGGCGTCAAGTACGTGATCACGGTGGACATCGGCACGAAGAATGACGCCACGGTGATGGTCGTCGCCCACTCCGAACCTGTCGACCCTGCTATCCCACGTGGCGCACAGAAAGCGGTCGTGGACCACCTGGAACGCTGGCGTGGGTCCCGCAAACGTCCGGTGCAACTGGCGGACGTGGAGGAATGGCTGGCCGCCCAAGCCCCGAGATGGAACCGGGCGGAGGTCCACGCCGACCCCGACCAGTTCGTCGGGTCGTTACAAAACCTGAACCGCCGACGGGTCAAAGCGCACGAGTTCACTTTCTCGGCCACGTCGGTCGGCCAGGTCGCCACAGCCTTGGTGCAAGCGTTCCGTAACCGGCAGGTCGAGATCCCCGATAACGCGGCGCTGAAAGAGGAACTGTTGCGTGTCCGCCTGCGCGAGACCGCCCCGGGGGTCACAAGGTTGGATCACGACAAGAACGGCCACGACGACCAGGCGGTCACCATCGGCATGGCCTGCCACCTGCTTCTCGCCGGCACCGCCTCCCCTTCGGCGGCGTTCGTGGAGATGATGAAACGCAAGATCGCGGAACGCGAAACGAACCCGAGTGCCACCCAGGACCGCCAGACAGCCCGGTTCAACAAGCAGCTCGCCGCGGCACGTGGCAGACCGCAACGGGCGCGTGAGCGGGCCCAGAAGGTTTGCCAGCACCGTTGGAGGCCCTCGACGAACGAGTGCGCCTACGGGTGCGGGGCCGTCCGCGACGACGTAGCCAGCTAAGCCGAGGAGGCACAACCGTATGCGTTTGCCGATCCTCGGTCGCCCGCGCCCGTTAGACCCCGAACAGAAAACGCGCCTGGTCGAAACCGCGGTCAAGGTGGCACGCGACCCGCGTCTGCTCGGAACTTTGGAGCCGTCGGACCGCAACCGGGTCGACGAACTTTCCAAAGCTCTAGGGAACGCGCACGCGTCGTTCAACGGTCCACGTGCCTCACGCCAACCGCGCCCAATCTCAGCCCAGGCTCTCGCTCAGCGTGCCGCCGCGTCGCTGCAACCGTCGTCGTCGATCACACCCGCCGATATCGAAGCGGCCATGCTCGCCCAAGGGCTCGACATGGTCGCCCCGTTCGCCCCCGGCAGCCCCTTAACGCCGTACTACGGGTACGGGCGCCAGCCGCGCATCTTCGATTACGAGATCGCGCGGAACACGACCACCCAAACACGCCCGGACCGCATCCCCTTCGACACGCTCCTGCACCTGTGGAAAGCGTACGACGTGGCCCAGGCGTGCACCCGCTACTCCATCAACGACCTGCGCTCCATGCGGATCAGGTTCACGGCGATGGAAGGCCACGAGGACAACCCGGTCAAAGAGATCGCCGAGGCCAAAAGGTTCCTTCGTAAGCCGGACGGCAAAAGGTTCTTCCGTAACTGGTTGGCGATCAACCAGCGCAACCTGTGGATCTTCGACTCCGCACCCATCTACCGGTACAAGGTCCGCGGGAAACTGGACCGGCTCATCAACGTCTCGGCGATGACGATCGCCCCGATGATCGACTACTACGGTGACATCCCCGAAGGCGCCGCCCCCGCCTACCAGCAGTTCATCGAGGGCGTCCCGTGGGACTGGTTGAACGCCGAAGACATCATCTACGAGCCGTTCTGGCCCGAAACCGACTCCCCCTATGGGACGCCTCCGTTGGAGACGGTGCTCGTCAACGCGAACACCGACCTGCGGCTGCAAATGTACTTCCTCGACTTCTTCACGAAGGGTGCGATCCCCGAGATGATCGCGATCGCCCCGGAGGGCATGACCGACCCGGACGCGATCGCCGAGCTTGAGGAAACGTACGACGCGTGGACCCAAGGGGACCAGGCGGAACGGTGGGGTTTGCGTTGGTTGCCGAACGGCACCGAACTCGAACCGTACAAGCCCGACCATTTCGACCCGGACCTCGCCGAGTACGTGATGCGGCGCACCGTCGCCGCGTACGGGCTCACCCCCCAGAACTTGGGCATCCTCGACGATGTAAATAGGGCCACATCGGACACCCAAACCGACCAGCAGTTCCGTGTGTCCACCCTGCCGGTTGTTGGCTACTACGAGGACCTGCTCGACGCCGTGTTACAGGACGACCTGTCGCTGCCGGTCCAGGTGCGTTTCGACACCGGACGGGAGAAAGAGGACCGTCTGACCGAGGCGAAAGCCTGGTATGTGGCGTGGCAGATGGGTGCCGTGTCCTCCGACGAGTACCGCGACAAGGTGATGGGACTCCCGATAGACCTGGAGAACCCCAACCCGCGCACCGTCGACTCGCAACGGTTGGGTCCCGTGCCCCTGTCGTACCCGCAGGAGATTTCCGGGCCGATCAACCCGCTCACGTTCTCACCCTCGGAGAAACCGGAGCATTACCGCGATTACGTGGTCCCCGGGTCGAACAACCCCGACCCGATAGAGGCCGCGAACGGTCAGGACGAGGCGGCGTTGCCGGTGGCCGGCAACCCAAAAGCCCAAGCCCCGCAGGGGGCGTCTCGGCAAGGCAGCAGCGCCGCCAGCAAAGAAGCCAGGCCCGGGCAGATGCCCGGCGCACCGGAACCCAACGCGGTAGCCAACCCCGAAGGACCACAAAACCCTGACGAGGTTGGTTACGGGTGGTTCGACTCGCAAGGGTCGGCCGCGCAAGGCACGGCGGCGATCCGCGAACGTGACGACCTGACCAAATGGAGGGCGAACGCACGCAAAGCGGTAGCCAAGGGCAAAGCCCCCCGGCGGTTCGCTGATTCGGCGATCCGCTCGGGTGTTGAGGCACGCGTCTGGGAGGCGCTGAAAGGTGCCAGGTCGCGCGAGGACGTGGACTGGGCGTTCAAGACGGCACAACCCCAAGCTGCCGGTGTTGTGGTCCAAGCGGCGGACACCGGTCGTGTGCTGATGGTGCAGCGCACCCCCGACAAGCACGACCCGCAAGAGGCGTACGCCCGATGGGAGTGGCCGGGCGGCAAGCTCGACCACGACGGCGACACCCCCTGGTCTGGTGGTCTGCGCGAATGGTCCGAAGAGACCGGGGCTCAACTGCCCGACTCTTTTGAGCACGTGGGGAACTGGACCTCACCTGACGGTGTGTACGTCGGATTCGTCGTCACCGCCCCCACCGAGACGGACATCAACCTGGACCCGGACGGGTCCGAGGTGTCGAACGCCCGCTGGTGGGACAAGGCCGACCTCGACGACCCGGAAGTGCGCGACAAGGTTACCGATACGTTGGACCGTGTGACCCCCCTCCTGAAAGGTTGGGCAGACCAACCCCGCGGCAAGGGCGCCAAGTGGCGCACCCAGGCGCATGTGGACTGGGAGCAGTTCCACCGTCACACCGACCGGATAGTCGAACATTACGCACCGCTCGTCCAAGAGGCGATGGCGCACGTGGTCGACCCTGTTGCGATACGCCAAGCGTTGGACGACGCGTACACCCGGCCGGCGAAGATCACCAAGGCCGCCGCCCACTACCGGCCGGCGACCCTGCCGGGCGTGAACTGCCACGAGTGCACGTTCATGCACCCAGACGGGACGTGCACCAAAGTGAAAGGCAAAGTCGCCGCGGACCACGTGTGCGACCTGTTCCAAGCGGACACCGCCGAAAAGGCATTGGGCGACGCGTGGCGCACCCTCCTCGCCAGCGCACAGCGGGCCGTGCAGGCACTCAGGGACGTGCTGGCACGAATCTACGGCGACGGGTACATGCAAGGCTCCCATGAGGCCGCGCAAGCGTCCGGTGGGGAAATGCCGCCGTGGACGGCGACGGTCGCTGCGAACGTCGACTGGGGCACGTGGAACCCCGGACTCGGTGACGCAGCAGCCAAAGTCGCCAACGGTGGGCTCGCACAACTGCTCACGGAACGTGACATTTGGATCAAGGACATCACCGACACCCAGGTCGGCCGGATCGGCGACGCAATAGCCGAAGGCATCCGTGAGGGGTTCCCTGTCCGCAAAGTGCAGGCCGAGATCGACCAGATCGTGAACGACGCCGACCGTGCCTACCTAGTGGCCGAAACTGAGTACGCGAGGGCTGTGGGACAGGCGGCGATGGACACGTACAGGTTGAACAACGTTCCCGAGTTGACCTGGTTGGCCGAGCCGACAGCTTGCCCACGTTGCAAGGAAAACGAGGCGGCGTCGCCGCAGCCGACGGTGAACCCGCAGTGGCCGAACGGCCCGATCCCCGTGCACCCCCACGAAAGGTGCGCCGTGGCCCCGCTGATCCGAGTCCCGACTAGGAGAACCACGTGATCGTCGCGATGGACATGGACGGGACGATCGGCGCGGACCCCGAGTATTACCGGTCCGAGATGCGCGGTCTCATGGACCGTGGACATCAGGTTCACGTGCTCACCGGCAACCCGCAAGCACAGCACGCGCTCGCCCAGTTGGGGATGGTCAAAGGCCGCGACTTCACTCACGTAGCCGTTGTCCCGGAGAAGCACATAAGCCGGTTCAAGGTGGCCTACATGCGCCACGTCGGCGCCACACACCTGGTCGACAATCGCCGCAAGAACGTGAAGGCAGCGCAGAAGGCCGGGTTCACCGCCCACCACCACATGAGTCCGAAGAGGGAAGACTGATGGCGACACGCGCAACGTTGGCAACAATCGTGGCGGGCACCGCCGTCACCGCCGAGAAGATTCTCTCCTTGAGCACGTTCGCGGTGGAGACGGTCGTGGTCGGCATCACCGTGACCGCCGTGTCCGGCACGTCCCCCACCCTCAACGCCTACCTCGAAGTGTTGGGGTCGGACAACGTGTGGTACCAGGTGTGGAAAACCGGGTCGAACATCACCGCCGCAGGCCAAACGGTCGCCGTGGTCGGGCCGATCTCGTCCACGAACCCTGCCGCGTGGACCAACAGCGGCCGCCTGCGGCTCGAGGTTGGCGGCACCACCCCGTCGTTCACTCTGTCCGCCACGGTGTTCGGCAACTGACATGGGGTTCAACCCTTCGCGCCGTCTGAAGCGCACCGCGATGCGCGCCTACGGGTGGACGGGCGACGACCCGAAATCCGGCCGGAAGCGCGGGTTGGCGAGAGCCAACGCTGAGCGCAACGTGGCACTCGCCAAGCGCGCTCTCGGCACTCGCGCAGGGAAGTGAGCCGGAGATGTGCGCGAGTTGCGGGTGCCGGCAGCCAACCCAACGCCATCCTGGCGCCGCGTCGATCACCTGGCAGGACATTGAGGCAGCGGCAGACGACGCACATCTAACACCCGAGCAGGCGGCAGAGAACATGGTCGACGCAGTGCACCAAATGATGTCCAAGGCGACTGTCGTACGGAAGTCCGACGAGTCCCGGTTCCTGCTAATGGTCGGCTACTCGCCGAACCGTATGCCGCTCAAAGGTGCGGACGGGTACGTGGACATCGCCTCCCCGGACCTGATCGAGAAAGCCTGCTGGCGGTTCATGGCGAACGGTGCGGGCGCGGGGCTGATGCACAAGGCTGGCGGCGAGAACGCGTTCCGGGTGGTCGAAAACAGTGTGTATCGGGGGCCTGATTGGACGTTCATCGCAGCGGACGGGTCGGAGCAGACCATCCGTAAGGGCGACTGGCTGATCGGGGTCATCGCATCTCCCGAAGTGTGGGAGGACTACAAGAAAGGCGTCTACGGCTCCGGGTCGTTGCAGGGTTCCGCGAAACGGATGGACCCCCGACCGGAGACCCTGGCAAGACAGAGGAGTAGCTGATGACGATCACCGAGTTCGAGGATCTTGATCCCAACGAGTTCCATCTTGTCCCGAAGGGGGCGTCCGGGTTCCCGGTCCTGCTCGCCAAGGCCGTGGACGAGGCGGTCGAAGACGAACTGTTCAAGTCTGAGACCGACGTTTACAAGAAGGATTACTCGACTGCGGAACGACGCAAGCTTGCCAGCGAAGGCAACGCCTTGTCGAACGGTTCGTATCCGATCGCAGACACCGAGGATCTGCACAACGCGGCCGTCCTAGCGCGTTCCGGGCACGGTGACGTGGCTGGCGCGAAACGACTGATCGCACGACGCGCAAAGGAGCTAGGGGTGTCCAACCCACTCGATAAAGACGATGACGCCGAGAAGCAGACGGCACCTGACAAGTCGGTCCCCGAGACGGAAGCCCTCTCGCAGACACGCGAGTGCGAACCCGAACCCGAGGGTCCGTCACCGGACAACGAGGACCACGGCGAACCCAAAGCCGTGTCATTCCCTCACGGTCCACGTGGCGACGGACAAGGTGACACAGCCCCCGACAAGGCCGACGATGAGTCGGGAGCCGAGGCGCAGACCCGCGACGACATCGAGGGGAACGCCGCGAAGGCCGACGTGGACATGACCGGCGACACCGCCCCCGACAAGGACTTGCACGAGGACGAGGCCGAGTCGCAAACCGATGATGCCGACGACGACGACTCGGACGCCCCCGACTCGGGTGGAGACGGGAACCCGCCGTGGGCACGCAAAGAGGCAGGGGACGCCGAGTGGGAAGACCACGACGCCGCCCTCGCCGCACAGATCGAACGTCTCGCCGCCGAACTTGAGGCGCGGGAGAAAGCCGAAGGTGGGGCCGAAAAGTCCCGTCTAGGAGAGACGGAGGGAGCCATCCGTCAGGCAATCGAGGCCCTACGAGGTCTCGCGAACACCAACCAACCCTCTGTCTCTAAGGAGATTGAAACAATGAACACCGACGAGCTGATGAAGTTGCTCGACGAGCGCGACGAAGCTCGTCGGGAGGCCAAGAAGGCCGCCAAGAAGGAAGCCCGCAAAGCGGAGCGGAAGGCCGCGGAGGCAGCCGAAGAGGCTGCGAAGGCGGCAGGCGACAACGAGGGCGACGCCGCGAAGGCCGCCGACTCCCAGATCGCCTCGCTCCAGAAGCAGATCGACGAACTGTCCGCGAAGCGGCCGTTCGTGAACGGCGTGGGCGTCGCGGCGGTCCTGCGTGGCCCCGAGGCCGAAACGGCCCTCAAGTCGTTCGACGATCGTGTCGCGACGGCCGAGTCGAAGATGGAGAAGGCGGTCAACGACTACCAGCGCCAGCAGGCCAAGACCGAACTTGAGGCGGCGCAGCGTGCGCGTTTCATGGCGAAGATGGTCGCCCAGGCTACCGCCCATGAGCGGGGAACTCTCCCTTCGGGGCGTTTCGGGCGCAACCAGATCGCTCTGTTCGGTGATCGCGAAAACTGCACCACGTTCTCGCTGCCTGAGGACACCGCCGTCAAGGCGCTCTAAGCCCTCACAACCAAATCGCTTCCTCACCGGGGGAGCCCGCGTCGCAAGGCGCGTCCGGTGGCAACCAACTCTCAACAGGAGGAAACCACCGTGTCTTACGGCGCGGACATGCTTCAGGTCACTGAAGACACGTTCAAAATGATAAAGGCCGCCACGAGCGGCATCGACACATCCACCGACATTGCCGGTGTCGACTTCATCAACGACCTCATGTCGTGGGTGCCGGTCGACACACCGTTCTTCAACTCTGTCCCACGTGGCCAGGGTAAGGGTGCCACCGCCGTGTTCTGGCAGACGTTGCTGAACGTCAACAGCCAGCAGAACTGGCAGGGCATCCAGCGGGACTACGCGGCGAACATCGCCCAGATCCAGGACCAGTACACCTATTCGCCTTACGCCGTTGTCGGCCAGGGCGGCAAGGTCACGTGGGACGCGATCGCACAGGGCGAACAGTACGTTGACGTGCTCGCGGTCGACACCGTGCAGACGATCAACCAGCAGTTGATCGCCCTGGAGGTCAACCAGCTCAACTCGGCACCGTTCGCGCTGCCAGCAGTCGGCACCCCTTCGGGTACCCCGTCGTCCACTGGCGGTTCGATCGCTACTGGCACCACGTACCACGTGAAAGTGGCAGCACTGTCGGGCATGAACTGGTACACGGGCGGTTCCGGCGCGGCGTCCACCGCGTCGTCGGCGATCAGCGTGACCGGCCCGAACGGGTCGATCACAGCGACCGTCTCGCAGGTAAAGAGTGCGGCAGGGTACGAGTGGTTCTTCAGTTCCGACGGGACCACCTACTACTACTACACCACCACCTACGTGCCGACCGTGACGTTCACGTCCGCCCCGACCGCGACCCAGACCGTCCCGACCAACCTCGCCGGGCTTTACAACGCCGGTCTGGCCGGACCTTCGACGGTCCCCTCCGCGGACACGTCCTACCAGACGTACTGGCAGCAGGGTCTCGTCGCTTCCATCCTCGGTGACTGGAACGCCCAACCGGGCGGCCCCGTCCCCAACGTGGGCACGAACCCCCCGGCGCTGGTCACCCCCGGTACCGGCACCACCCAGGGCGCGTACTACGCGTCCCTGAACGGGGCCACGCTCACCGTCGAGGGCGCAGCGTTCGCCGAGGTCGACACGATGAACAAGGCGATCTACGACAAGTACCAGGTCACCCCGTCTCGGATGCTCATGGGCTCGCAGGTCATCACCGACTTCGCGAACGCCTTCCTGGACAACCCGCAGGCTGTCACCTGGCTGTCCCCCGATGCCCGCGACGGCAAGCTCTCCGCGGTCATGGGCGGTCACGTCGCGACGTACGCGAACAAGACCGTCAACGGGAAGCCGATCCCCTTGTGGCTCATGCCGTACCTGCCGCCCGGGAAGATCGTCGCGGTGATCGACAGCCTGCCGTTCCCCGGCAGCAACGTCACTTCCGCGTTGCAGGCACGATGCCTGTACGACTTCTTCCGGTTCGACTACGGCGCGAACCGCAACGCCGGGTCCGCCGACGGTGGCCCCCGTTACGACTTCGAGATCCGCTCCGAGCAGGCGTTCGTCAACAAGGCGAGCGGTGTTTGCGGTGTCATTGAGGCGATAGGCGCTGGCGCCTGATTAACGAATCCCATCGGCGCTGGAGCCCTAACCACGCGGCGCTGAGCAACGTTCTTGGGTGGGTGGCGCGGCTGGCTCCGTCGCGCCGCCCCCCGAGAACCCCTCCAAAAAGGAGTCACCGATGCATTTGAAGTTTTTTACGGCTGTCCCACAGCCGGTGCCAGACCCGATGCGGCCGAACCGGACCGTGAACGTGACACGCCTGAGAGACGCGTGCGCCTCGTCGCACGTGGACGAGAACGGGGTCACGTACAAGCCGGACGAGAACGGGTGGTTCGACTTCCCCCAGGACGTGGCCGAACGGTTGCGCCGCTTCCGCAACAAGGGGTCCGGCTGGTTCGCCGAGGGCGAGATCGCCGACGCGGTGCGCCTGGGGCGCGCCGAGCGTGACACCGACGACCGCCCCCGCCACCAAGAAACCCCGAAGCGGGCCCCGGGGCGACCCCGCAAAGAGGACGGCTAGTCCTCTGCGCGTTGTCGTCCCGTACACGAACATTCACCCGCTCACACAGGGGGCGCTGGCCGAACTGGCTCCCGACGCCGAGCGCGTGTTCGTCGGGCGTACAGAGTACGACTACGCCCACCTGTTGGAACGTCTGTGGCGGGAACGGGAGACGTTCCTGATAGTCGAACACGATGTCCAGTTGACCGCCGACGCGTTACGCGAGGCAGTCGAGTGCGAATGCCTGTGGTCGGCGAGCCCCTACGAGGGGCAAGGCGACCGGATCAGAGAGTTGAACGCGACTATCCAGTCGTTGGGGTGCGTCCGGTTCCGGGCCGAACTGATGGAAAAGGTTCCCAACGCGGCGGTGCGGGCGAACACGGGCGCCGGCACGTGGGCCTCGCAAGCGCACTGGCGCAACCTGGACGGCCGGATCTTGTGGGCGCTCGGCACCGAAGGGTTCCGGCCGCACCAGCACGTCGAAGTCCCGCACCATCACTGAGGAGGACCGGATGGCAACGCCCTACACGCCAACGGTCCTGACAACCCCCGCCGTGAACCCGGCGACAGGGTCGTCTGGTGCGCCGCCGATCCCGTACATCTCCCTGTCCGAATACCAGTACGCCCCGACCGCGATGTCCACGAGGGGTCTCAAACCTGGGGGCACGTCGCAGGACCAGAACCAGGTGTTGGCGGACACGATCCGCCGGGCAACCCAGTGGGCCGACGCAATGTGTTTCGGTGCCGACCCGGCCGCGGCTGGGGTGTCGTTGGCCGCTTCGTTGGCTGTGCAGTCGACGTTCACGACTGTCAAACAGGGTGATCTGCGACTGATCTGCGACTACAAACCGATCCTCGAACTGATCGGCTGCGACGTGGGCGGCGACCCTTCCACTGTCACGTCGATAGGGACCATCGCTGCGTCGGCCCGGTTCGGTCGGCGCACCATTTACATCCCGTTCTACGGGGTGCCGTTCCGCAACGGGACCACGTCCCCCACCCTGGTCCCTGGCACGCCCGCGTACGGGAAACTGTACGCGGTGTGGTCTTACGTGAACGGCTACCCGCACACCCAACTCGTCGCCAATGTGACCGAGGGGGCCACGTCGTGTGTTGTCGACGCAACCGACGGCAACGGTGGCATGTGGGGCGTCTATCCCGCCTCCGGGGCGTTCCCTGGCACGCTTTTGACGGTCACCGACGGGGTGAACACCGAAAGCGTGTTCGTCCAGGCGGTCGCCGTGAACACACCGTCATCGGGGAAGGCGACGTTGACGACCACGGCGTTCGCGAACGCCCACACGCTGCCGACCGCCCCCGACTTCATCCCCGTGTCCGCCCTCCCCCCAGACGTACACCAGGCGGTCATTTCTCTGACGACGATGCTTATCAAGACACGTGGGGCGCGTGCGATGGAAATGCCGCGCATCCCCGGACAGATGCCCCGCGAGAAATGGCAGAACGATCAGGTGATCGCACAGGCGGGAGCGATGGAGGACTTCCAGATCGCCCGCCAGCTCCTTACGCCTTACATGGTCCGTTTGAAGTCGGGCAGTTGACGTGGGTCGTGTCGACGCCCGGGCGGCGATCCAGGCGGCCATCCAGGCGGCGAACATCCCCTACGTGGGCACCGTCTACCAGGCGCGCCCGACGATCATCCAAGAGGACGACTACGAACAAACGCTGACCGGGCAGGCGATCGAACTGTCCGCGAACGGGTCGTCGTCGGTTGTCGTGGTGAACATGCCCGGCAAGGACAAGCGGATGGTGCGGGCGTTCGCCGGACGCGGGAACGTCAACGACACCCTGATAATCCCGGTCGTGCTCGAACTGTTCTTCGCCTCCACGTCGGGTGACGCCACGGCAGCACAGATCGACTACGACTCGATCATCGACCAGTTGTTCATCCTGATCCGCAACAACCCCACCCTTTCCGCCCCCGCCACGGTGTGGTCCGCTGGCGAGTTCACGGCTGGAGTTACCCACACCCAGGCCGAACCGTTCTCGACCGACGACGGGCTCACAACCCTGATCGTCGGAAACGTCGAGTTCGAGTGTTGGCAGTGGATAAGCGGCTCGGGGATTTAGGCAACCTCTCGCCTTCCTGAAAGGACTTCTCCCCAATGCTGATGGAGAACACCGACTTTTACGCGCGCACCTGGACGCACCTGGTGGACACCGAAACGGGCCGCACCCTGCACCTCGGGCCACGTGAACGCGCCGACGTGGACGTACCAGACGACTTCCGCGACCCGTTCCTCAAGCCTGTCGCACCCAAAGCGAAAAAGACCAAGCCCGACCTGGAGCCGGCCGGCGACAACTCTGACGAAGTGAAGGAGTAATCACAATGGCCGGCACGGGCGTTGCTTATCCTGTCTCGAGTACCGAGCTGCTGCTCGGTTTGGAGGCCACACGTGGGACGGCCGCGACGACCACGTCTGCGGTCCCGATCCGTTCCCCGAAACTGAAGTTCGATCAGGCTGTGATCGAGGACGAAACGTTGCAGGGTTCGATGGTCGAGATTTACGACCAGGAACTCGGGTTGCGTTACGACGCGCACGGGTGGGACTCGTACCCGTACCTGGACACGTTCCCGATCCTTCTCGCCGCCGAGTTGGGGTCGCCGGACACGAAAACGGCCGCCCCGGCGTCCACCACTTTGGCGTCTTCGGCGACGAAGGGTTCGACGACGATCTCCGCGACGGCGACGATAGCGGCCGGGTCGTACATTGTGATCGGGTCGGGTGCCACCCTGGAAACGCACCTGACCTCGGCTGTTTCGGGTACCGGACCGTTCACGGTCACCCTGACGACCCCGCTGGTGAACGCGCAGGCGAACGCTGCGACGGTCACGGGTCTGACGAAGCACCAGTGGTCGCTGCTGAACAACAGTCCGGCAACGGGGAACATGCCGTTGTCGTGCACGATCAACGATTTCGACGGGCAACAGTGGCGGCAGTTCAGCGCAGCCCAGTTGGACAAACTGACGATCAAGGGTAACGCCACGGGGTTCGTGGATTACACGTGCAACTGGTTCGCCAACCCCTTTGTTGTCCCGTCCACGCCTTCCTATTCGCCTTCTACGACGACCGCCCCTCCGGGTTGGACGGCGACGATCTCGATCGGCGGTACGGCCATCAACTACGCGGAGGACTGGGAGATCGACTTGGGGCGCCAGATAAAGGCGATACCGGCCGTCACCGGTTCTCCCACCTACTTCGAGTACCAGGCGAACGGGATCACGTCGGTCGGCAAGCTCACCCTGATCGAGCAGTCCGGTGCCCCGCAGGTCGCCCAATACCTGGCCGGGTCGACCGAAGCGTTGGACATCACCCTGTACGACGTGCAGACCGGGTACGCCCTGAACTTGCACTCCACGAACACCAAGTTCAAGACAGGTGAGGTCGTGCGCGGCGCGAAGGGCGAGGTCAAAACACAGTTCGACCTTCAGCTTCTCCCGTCCGCGACGGACGCCCTCGCGGGCGGCAAGTCGCCGATCGTCTGCACCATAGCGAACGCGACCACCACCGCCTACGTAGGTAGCTGACCCCCAACAAAGGAGCCAAGTGTCCAGAACGGAAAAGTTTGACGGGTGGGAGGCCACCTTCAAGGACGAAGACCAGATCACCGGTTTCGGCCGCAAGATCGTCCGGGCGTCCGCGCAGGCGGCCGAATCGGCGCTCCGCAAGTACCCCGAGCTGGCTTTCCGCCCGGCGCCCGCCGAGGAAACCGCGGAGGAACGCGACGCCCGACTCGTGGAGGTGGGCGAAGCGTTAGCGAAGGTCAGGTTCACTCTTCACGAGTCGCTCGCGTTGCAGACCATGTATGAGGCGTCCGCCGTCGCCCTCCTGGAGTCGTGGACGCGCCCCGAGCCGCTCCCGACGATCGACACCATCGGCGAACTACCGGGCGACGTGTACGACGCGCTCATCGCAGCGACGCGCGGTGTGCCACCCTCCGCCAGCGAAACCGACTTCACCACGTCGTCGGACGCCGATAGCCCTACCATCGACTCTGGGTCCTCGAACTTGTCCTCGACGAAGGACGATCCAGGGTCGCCCCCGACGACGAAGTCCTCCTCCGCTGGCAAAGCTTCCAGTGGCGAACCCTCTTCCCCGGAGCCGTCAGGGACCACCAGCAGTTCCTGAACGAAGTGTCCGCCGTGGACGCCGACTGGGACATCGCTCTCGCCGGGATGCGGAACAGGTTGGAGGCGTCAGCCAACAAGAAGGCCATCAAAGCGGCCGAGGAGAAGGCCCGTGGGCGCTGATGTTGACGCGACCATCGCCGGGCTCGACGCCCTCGTTGAAAGGGTCCGCGACCAGACACGCCAGATAACCGCCGACGCCCTGCACCTCATCCAGGCGGCGGCGATGGGACTGGCGCCTGTCGGGACGCCGGGGAACACGACGAACATGCCCGGCGACCTGCGCCGGTCGATCGACGTGGAAGGCCCGGTCGAGGTATCGGACGACACGTGGGCCGGGCGCGTGGGGCCGACAAAGGACTACGGCAGGCAACGCGAGTTGGGCGGGGAGATTTTCCCGCAGGCGGCGAGCTTGTTGCGCTTCGAGAAGTTCGGTCACGTCTACTACCGCACACGTGTATTCCAGAAACCGGAACCGTACCTGAAACCTGGTGCCGAGTCCGCGATGCCGGCGATCGAGGCGATGGCGAACGAGCGCATCGCGATAGCTATCGAAGGAGGCTAGGTGCCCGACAGCTTCTTGCCTCCCGTCGTGGTGGACGTGATCGGCCGCGACAGCGACCTTGTGTCAACGATCGCCCGCGACAAAGCCCTCCTCCGAGACTTCGCGGACACCGAAGCGAACGCGAAAGTCGGCATCGACACGAGGCCCCTGCTGGACGGGCTGGCACGAGCGAGGGTCGAACTTGCGACGGGGGTCACGTCCCTCAACGCGCTCGCGTCCGCTGCGACGATGAGTCTGTCGCAACGCCCCGGGGTGTCGGTCGGCTCCGACATTGGGACCCTGTTCAATAGAACCGGCGGCACGGACGCGGCCGCCGTGACAGCGTTAGGGGGCGGTTCGGGTCGCGGTGGCGGCGGAAGCGGCCTTCTCGCGCTGATGCTCGGTGCCGCCGGTTTCCACGGTGGTGGGAGCATCCTGTCCACCCTCGGGTGGGGCGGCGGGTTTCTCGGCATGGCGGGCATCGGCACCCCGTTGGGGCTCGCCGGGTTGGGGGCCGAGCACGCGATTATGACCGGCGTCGGTCTCACGGTCTCCGCCGCGGGCGGTCTGCTCGGCGGCGGTCTTCTCGGGTTGGGTTCGCTCGGGGTGATGGGTGTCGGGATGGGCACCGACCTTGCCGGTATCGGCCAGGCCGCGGGTGACATCAAGAAGGTGTCGCAAGCCCAGGACCAGTTGAACCAGGCGATAGCTGTCTACGGCCCGAAGTCGCGGCAGGCCGCGGCCGCGCAGACGCAGTACAACTTGACGCTCGCAGGTTTCTCCCCCGTGGCGCGCGCCGCGGTGGTGCAGGCGTCGCAGGCCGCGGCCACGTTCAAGGACCTGTTCGACAAGTACACCGGTCCAGCGGAGAAAACCGGGGCGCAGATCATCACCTCGGGTATCGGTGTTGGCGAAACGTTCCTCCCCACGATCGGCAAGTTCGCCGCCCAGAACATGGGGATCATCCAGGGGTCGCTAACCGGCAAGGGCGGCCTGTTCTCCTGGTTGCAGAACTCGTCGGGGACCGGTGGCCTGGGGATCTTCACCGACCTCGAGAACGAGTTCACCAAGAACCTTCCCACCGCCATGCACATGGCCACCCAGGCGTTCGAGTTGTTCGCCAAAACGGTCGACACCGCGTCGCACTACTCGGGTGGTTTCGTTCACACCCTCGACGCGTTTTTCACCAAGTACAACAACGGTGCTGGCCTGGCGTCGTGGGACGCGGAGATAGGGCGCCTGATCGGCGACTTCCGGGCGTGGGAGGGCCTGGTCAAACTGATCGCCCAGGACATCTACCAGTTGTTCCACGCCGACTCCAGCCACAACAACCTGTTCCCCGGTTATGTGAGCACCAGCCAGGCGATAGTCCAGAACCTCACGCAGATGCTCCAGAAGCTCCACGACTGGGAGACCTCGGTCAGTGGCCAAACGTCGATGCACAACCTGTTCGCGGCGCACAAGCAGGAAGTGATCCAACTGTTGCAGTTGCTACCGCCCCTGGTCGAGGTGTTCGGGCGGATGGAGATGGCGATAGCACCTAGCCTCGTCCAAGCACTTTCGTTCCTGGTGGGACTGTTCAACGATCTGATCCGCGTGCCATTCCTGGGCACGATCATCGCGTGGGGCGCCGGGATCGCCATATTGGCGGGCAAGTTCAACCTTCTCAAACCAGCCGTTGAGATAATGAACAACCTGTGGGGTCGCATCCTTGCGGCGCCCGTGCAGAACCTCCAGCTCGCCACGACCGCAGTGGACGACATGGGGCAGGCGGCAGGGAACGCCACCGGGCTTGTCGACCGGTTCGGCCGCCCGCTCGCCACCGCAGGCGAAGACGCAGCGTCCGCCGCGGAGGGTGTCGGCGGGATGGCGTCAGGTCTGAGCGGCATGTTGGGACCGATCGGTCTCGTGGCCGGGGCGATCGGCGTGAGCCTGATCCCAGCGTTCGTTGGCCTGTTTAACCATGGGCCGTCCGCCGCGGAGCAGACGGCGCAGGCGATCAAGGACATGAACCAGCAGATCGCCCAAATGCCGACCGACAACGTGCTGCAAATCGGCAACGACCTGGACCAGATCGCCCGCAACCTCGGAAAACTGAACTCCCAGATGGACGGCATGAAGACCGGGTCCACGGCCATCCAGGTGACCGGCGGCAAAATGCAGGCCCTTTACGGCGCGTCGATCGACCTTAACCGGGAGATGACCACCATGAACGGCAACGTCGGTACCTTGGCGAAAACGTTCGGGTTGTCACAGGGCGACGTTCAATCGTTCGCATCCCAGGTCGGGATCAACCTGAAACAGTCGTTGGACCCAACCCAGATCCAGTTGTTCGGCCAGGCCGTCGCCGACTCGGGCGCCCTGTTTGTGACGGCGGGTGGTCAGTCGTCCCAGTGGTATCAGGCGGTCGCCCAGAACGCCGCAAATGCCGTCAAGGCCCAGCAGAACGCCAACGCCGCGTTGGCGGCCGACACGAAGGAGTCGATGGGACTCCAGGCGACGATCATGGGGTCCGGGGGGCTGAACGCCATCATCGACTTTGTAAACGCGCAGAAAGGTGGCTTGCCTCAGGTGGAGGAGATCGCCCAGAAGTACGGGGTGACGATCCCGCAGAAGTACCTATCCGAGATGGAACAGTCCATGACGGCGGGCGGGAAAATATCCATGCAAAACCTCGCGTCTGGTGTGTTCACGAACACGCCGGGGGTCACCGCCGCGCTGAACAAGCTGAAGGATAAATCCCTGGGGGTTCTCCAAACCTTCCAGGCGGGATTCAACGCGGCTGGGGCGGCCGCCGCGGACGGGTTCGCGTCTGGTATTACCGAGAACCAGGCGATGGCGATCGCTGCTGCCAATAATCTTGGTGGTAACGCGCTGAAGTCGATGCGCGCTGCGATCAACGCCCATTCCCCGTCGCGCAAGGCGATGGAGACTGGCGCCGACTTCGTCGAAGGGTTCAAGATTGGGATTCTCGGCGGTTTGGGTGGCGCGACGGGCGCGGCGCGCCAACTGGGCGTCGGTGTGGTCGGCTCTCTCAACTCGTCGGGTCTGGTCGTGCCGAACGTGCTTCTCGGGAACGCGGCCGGCGTTGCCGGCGCCACGGGAGGGTCCGGGGCCGGTGGCAACCATGTTGAGATCAACGTGTCGCCACGAACCGACGCCGACAGCAACGAGATCGCGAACGACATCAAGTGGGCGTTCGGCACCCACATGGCCGGACTCGGCAACTAAAGGGGACGACGTTGGCCTTCCCTCCCACCAACCTTGTTCCGCCGTCCCTGTCCGACTACCAGTGGTCGTACAACAATGTCACGTTGGGTGCGTCCACCCCTTTGGGTGTGTTGCAGGTGACCGGGCTGACCGACCTGCCGCAGATCCGTTCGGGCGACCCGAACCAGCCGCGCGCCAACGGCCAGTTCATCGGCCTGGACCTGTACGGGGGGCGTGACATCACGTTCAACGTGTTCGCGAAAACTGATGGTGTCAGCTTGCAGGACACCCTCAACCTTTTCGCCGCGGCCACCGTCGTCGGGTTGACCACCGAACAGCCACTGTGGTTCCAGTTGCCGAACTACCCGATCCTGTGTGTCATGTGCCGACCGCGGAAACGGTCGACGCCGATCGACAAGAACTACGAGGTGAACATCGCGTACCCGGTCGCCCAGTTCCACGCGACCGACCCGAACATTTACGCGGCGCCCCAAACGGTCAGCGTGGGCCTGTAAGTGGCGGGGGCGTCGTTTCCTCTCACGTTCCCGATCGCGTTCGGTGCTGTCTCCCCTTCGGGGGTGAACGTGACGAACAACGGGAACTCGACGGTGTGGCCGATCTTCACGATCACCGGGCCGGTCACGAACCCGGCGGTCATCAACGGGTCGCTGACCTCGACACCCGAGTTGCTTTTCGTGAACCCGACCCAATCGTCGTACACGGTGCTGGCCGGGGACCAGTTGGTGGTCAACACCGACCCGAAAGCCCGCACGATCCTCTACTACGTGGGTGGTGTCGCGTCGGGGTCCGCCGGGGCGTCAAGAACTAACTGGCTTGTGCAGCCCGCCGGCTGGTTCGGGTTGCCGCCAGGTGTCACTTTGGTGCAGTACCGGTCGTCCGATGGTGCGCCGACCGCGTCGACGCTGGCCATCGCGTTCTCTTCCGCCTACGTCCTGTAACCCCGAGGGGGCTTTGTGGGCGACTTCGTTTTCGATCAGACCGGCGCGTCCGGGCGTTCGTCCACCGGGTGGAAACAGTCCACGTGGTGGAAACGCCTGGTGCAGCTCACGACGACACGTGACCCGGAGATCATCGCATCCATCTTGGCGGCCGGGTTCGGGCCGCCGCCAACCCCGGTCCCGGTTCCTTCGCCGTCTATCCCTGTCGCGGATGTCACCCAGTACACCTACCAGTTCACCGACATTCACGGGAACCTCCTGGCGATCCTGCCGTTGAACGGGTTCAAGTTCGAGTACGTGCTCAACCAGGCCGGCCAGTGGTCGGGGACGTTGCCGGTGGAGGACCCGCAGATCGCTGCGACGAACTGGATTGAGGCGACCGCCCCGAACAAGACGTGCGTGTGGGTGTACTCCGGTTCGACCCTCCTTTACGGGGGGTTGGTCCGTACCCGCCAGTACACGATGTCGAGACAGCAGGTGGCGTTGGGCGGCGCGGACTTCGTGTGCTACCTCGACCAACGCTTGCAGGCGAAGGATTACACCACCACCTGGGCGAACGGTGGGGGGTCCGCGTCGATGGCGGCAACCCTGATCGACGACGCGCTCGACGTGGCGAACTCTCTGCCGATCCTTGTCGCCTTGGACGGCACCGAACCGTCCCAGTATTACATCACGGCGTCTTTCCCTCTCTCCCAGCAGCAGTCTTTGTCTTCGATCTTCCAGCAGTTGCAGGAGATGGGTTACCTGGTCGGGTTCGACTACGCGTGCGACGCGGGCCTGGTCGCGGGTGTCCCGACCGGGGTTATCACGATCTCGTACCCGCGCCGCGGGCGTGTCGCCGGGACTACGGGGTTGACGTTGGACACGTCGTTGGCCACCGAGTTCGTGTGGGCGGAGGACGGCACCCAGCAGGCCGACCAGGTGCAGGAGATGGCAACCGCGTTCGGTGGTGTCGGTGCGGTCCTCACGTGGTCCCCGGCGATGTCAGCGGACGGTTACCCGCTGTACCAGTCGGTGCAACAGCACGCAGTGTTTTCGGCTCAGACGTTCTACACGAACAACGAGGTGTCGGCTTCCGCGGCGGTGTTGGACGCGTGGGGCGCTGACGACCTGGCCTTGTACGCGTACCCGGCTGTGGCACCGAAGATCACCGTCCCGTTGGACAGCGCCGGTTGCGCCTTAGGGGATTTCATTGTCGGTGACGACGTGAACCTGATTATGAACCCACCGGCCGGTTTGCCAGTGAACCCGCGTTTCCCGCTCGGGCTGAACGTCTACATGCGGATCATCAAGTGCGCTGTGACCGTCGCCGACGAGGGGATGCCGACAATGGAGATCACGTTGAACATGCCGCCAGCTTCGAGTCCTCAAAGGCCCCCGTCGTAATGCCCGGTGTCAACTACGGGCAGGACGGCGTAAACGGCCTTGGGCGCATGATCGGCAAGTGGGCTCATGGGACGCACGCCCTGGGCGCCCAGCAGCAGGGTGTCATCTCGGACAACTTGGGGCGACCCGTTATCCGATCGGGGATAACCCTGTACGGGCCTACCGACACCGACCCGAAGTACGGGTTCGTGGTCATGGACCCGATCACGAACAAGCAACTCATGTTCATGGGGTACGACTCGGGCGCGGGTGCTGCGTATATTGCGTTCTACGACGCCAACGGGAACGTGGTCAACAAGTTCGACCTGAGCGGGCAGCACGTGTATGACAGCTCAGATCATGAGGTCGTCCGTCTAGACCAGACGGGGCTCCACGTCTACGACGACGCTGGGCACGAGAACGCCCGTCTAGGGCTCCTACCCAACTCGCAATATGGAGTCGGCGTATGGAACACCGAGCACGACGGCAGTTGGGGGTGGCTGGACTATCAGAACTACGCCTTCGGCAACTGGTCGCAAGTCGGGACATCGCAGAGTACGACCTCGACCACCTGGGCAGACCTTGCCACCGCTGGCCCTTCCGTCTCGCTGGACGTTGGCAGCGACGGCTTCGGGTTGGTGCGCGCGTCCGTGATGACAGAGGCACCAGCCAATCAGACGGTCAGCGTCGGTGTCTCCATAGACGGTGCCGCGCCGACGTTTGCACAGATGCAGTTCGCCAATGGCGTAGCCAGCCCGATCAACGCGCCGCTATTCGCTGAGATCAGCTACTCAGGGCTGACGCCCGGGAATCACACGTTCAAGCTTCAGTACGAAACCTCGGGCGGCACGGCGACCTTCTGGAACCGCTACCTGTTCGTCTCGAATGGCGGCTAGTGGGTTCCTTGGCCGCTTCCGTTGTTGGCCGTGGGGCCCGGCAGGGAGACGGGGGGATACGGGGCCGTGTTCGGTGGCGGCGCTATCGTCTTTGTTGCTGGCTCAGTCGTGGTCGTTGGAGCCACCGTGGTGGCAACTGGCACGGTCGTTGTAGTCGTTGGCGCCACGGTCGTTGTCGACCCGGACGCACCCGATGGGGTGAGTATCTGAACCGAGCGAACCGGAGTCGAGCCGGACGTGACAGCGACCGCTATTCCTGCACCCCCGCCGACTAGGGCGAGTGCGGCGATGCCTCCTGCGATCTTTGGTGACAGTTTCACGTGGTCCTCTTCCTCTTGAACACGTCCACGGTGGCGGCGATTCCCAACACGGCAGAAACGACCAGGGCGTAGGCCACAAGTACCGTTTCGGCGGCCACCACGAACATCAGCGGCAGGAAGAACCACACGAACCCGAATAGCAGGAACCCGAGGCATCCGGTCCCGGCACGGTTCGGGAGTGATCTTTGGGCACGTGCCTGGCGTCGGGTGGTCGAGTAGCGGGCGGGGAACGAGAACACCAGTTTCCACGCTTGGGCCACGTGGCCCGCGCAGACCCCGCTGAACCCGGTCCTGGTTGTCGGGGTGGTCACCATCGCCTGCCCCCACCTGCCTTTCCGCGCGCACGATACCACGAAAGGTGGCGTTTTGTCCACAGAACCTTCCGATTACACGTGCGTCCTGTCGGGACCGTTGGCACGCAAAACCCCCCTCCTCGCCTCACTGGACCGTGCTGGGGCGGACCTGTCCGAACCGCAACATTTGGATTCGCATTGGGCGGTCAAGTACGGCCACGAGGTGGACCCGACGGTCGGCTGGGTTCACTGTCGCACGTCGCATCCTGACCAGATTTCGGGCCATGTGTCACGTGCCGGGTGGCGGCTGGTTGCCCACTGGCCCACCGGACCCTGCGGGGAGTGCAACGGCACGGGGCACGTGAACCACGGCACCCAAGGGTTGGGCACCTGCCTCCACTGTGGCGGCAAGAAGGTCACGAACGTCCCGGCGAAGACAGCGGAGCAGAAACTGTTGGAGCGCCTAGAGCGCCTGGAGGCGCAACTGGCCGGGAGGGGCTGACATGGCTATCGCCCCTTACGCCATCACAGCCCTGTCGCTCACGGCGGAAACGTTCCGTCAGGCCCCCAGCTCGTTCATCGCCGGCACGGGCGTTGTCGGCACGGGCGACTATCAGGTCACGGCGAACGGGTCGCCGAACATGTCGATCAACGTCGCCGCGGGACAAGCTTGGGTTCCGGGGACCCTGGCATCCACGACCGGATTCCCGGCGAACCTGAACGCCCAGACAGCCTACGGGCTCCCGTCGGTTTTCAACGAGCAGGGGTCGATATACGGGTGGCTGAACGGCACCGTGAACCTGGCGATCTCCGCTGCCGACCCGACGAACCCGCGCATCGACATCGTTTGTGTGAGCGTCCAGGACGCCCAGTATTCGGGGTCGAACAATCAGATGGTCACGCAGGTGATCACCGGCACCCCGGCACCGTCCCCGTCGCCACCGAACGCCCCCGCAGCGTCGCTGGTATTAGCGCAGGTTGCTGTTGCGGCTAATGCCACGTCGATCGTGTCGGGGAACATCACCGACGAACGCAAGTTCCTGGCGTTGACCGCGCCCGAGCGGGATAACCCTAAGGGCCGGTTGTACCAGGGTGCCGCACAGACGTTGCCGACCGGTGGGTTCACGCAAGTGAACCTCGGGGTTGTCGACGGTTTGCGGGGTGGGATGGCGGCGGTGTCGTCGAACTCGACGTTGCAGGTGCCGATAGCCGGCGACTACCTGGTTTGCGGGGAACTCCAGTTCTCGACCCCGGCGTCGTCGTCGTCGCTGGGGGTCGCGATCTTCAAGAACGGCACGCAGGCCCGGTACGGCACCCAGCAAAACGGTGTCACCGTCGCCGGTACCGCCTACGTGGTGGCCGATGTGGTCACGTGCTCCGCCGGGGACCTGCTCACCCTTTACGGGTTCGTGCAGGGCGGGAACACGGCGTTGAACGCTACGGGCGCGACGACACAGAACTACCTGTCGGCGTCCCTGGTGTCCCAATGACCGGGTTGGCGTTCGACGCCCTGTCCACGTCGATCGACCCTGCCGCGGCGAAACAGGCCGGGTACGAGGCGTTCCTCGGGTACACGCGGGTGCTCACCGCGGACGTGTGCCAGCGGTACATCAACGCCGGTTTGGGTGTCGCCACGATCTTCGAGTACCAGGCGGACGAGTCCCTGCAAGGATCAGCGAAAGGCACCGCTGACGGGCAGTTGGCGGCGCAACAGTTGACGGCTCTCGGTCAGGAGCACGGGACGCTCCACGTGGTCAACCTCGCCGACTTCGCTCCCACCCCGTCGCAGTTGCCCACGATCGTCGCGTACTGGCAGGCGTATGTCGCCCAAACCTCAGCGTGGCACGTGATCCCGTACGGCCCCCGCTGGTTGCTGGACGCGATGGGCGTCAAGGGTTGGCAGAACGCGATGGACGACAACGGCGAGGCCGGTGACGTGGTGTCCGCTAACGCCGTCGTGTACCAGCGTGTCACCCCCACCCGGACCATTGCCGGCACGACCGCTCACACTTACGACGAGGACGTTGTCCTCGCGGACCTTCCTTGGTGGGGTTTGACGATCCCGGTCCCACCGGCACCTTTCATTGCTAAGGAGACTCATATGTTCGTCGCCGCAGGTTTGCCTATCGGCCAGTCCGCCGCCTACCTGGTGATGGAGTGCGGGAAGATCGTGCTACCTGACCCGGACGACCTGGGGGCGTTGTGTAAGGCGTGCGGGCAGGCCGGGGTCGTCCCGTTGCACGCGGACACCCTCGCCGCGATCCCGGACGCACCGAAGTAGGTCCACGTCGATGGCGGACGAACACCAACACCAACCGGACCCGCAGATCACGTCGGCTATCGCGGCGGCGATGGCGGCGGTGTCCCCGAAGGTGACCTACGACGTGGCCGACCTGCTCGACCGCATGGGCACACGCATCGATCAGGGCTTCTCCGAGATGAAAGCCTTGATGACGAACAAGGCCGACAAGTCCGACGTGGCCCGCATGGAGGCCCGCCTGGACGAGCACGGCAAGAAAATCGGCTCCCTCGAGGATTGGCGCAAGGAGGCGACCGCCGAGGAGCGTGCCACCGAGAAAGAGCAGTCTCGGCGTTCCGCGTTCGCGCAGTGGAGGGTGTCCACGTGGATCGGGTTGTGCGGTGGTGCTTCGGGTTGGGCCGTTCTCATCTACTACCTCGTCGCCCACTGATGGGCTGGTTGTGCCGTTTGGGGTTGCACCGTTGGCGGTACCACGGGTACCCGGTGCAGGAACGGCGCACGTGCCTCGGATTTCAAGCACCAGTGGTTTGTTGGCGGGAGGTGGGGTGACAGGTGACCGTCCAGGCTGACATTCTCGCCGCCCTGGCACGCCTGGAGGCCGATGTGCGTTCCGTCGCCCACGTGGTCAGTGTCATCCACGAGAACCAGCTGTTCGGCACGAGCGTGCCCCCCGACCCTCCCGAACCCCCCAGTAGCAACCAAACCGGCCCACAGTCCGCAACGTCCGGCACGACCGTGCCCTCGACCCTGATCGGCACCGATGTCACACCTGTTGAGCCTTCTTCGCCGCCTGTTGGGGTTGGACCCTATGGGGAGCCGTACGGTTTCCACGTGGGCACGTGACCCGATGAGCGAAACACTCCCGGTGTGCGACCGCTGCGGGAAGTCGGTCACCAAGCATTGCACGAGCCCTGTCTGCGACTGGGAGCTGTGTATCGCGTGTCGCCGGATTCGTATCAAGGGGCGCGAGTGGCAGGACCGCAAGGAGAGGCAGCCGTGAGCGACGACAAGACGGTTCCGGCGCACGTGCAGCACGTGTCCCACTCCTATTCGATCCGCTACCCCGCGCACCTCGACCGGGCGGACGACCCGTGGCACCAGGATTTCCTGGAATGGAAGAAGCGCCGCAAGGAGTCGAACACCTACTACTGCGATTTCGCCCACGAGTTCCGCGGCGGCGACCAGTCGGAGTGCGACCTGTCCGAACCGCTCGAAGCGCACCACAAGGTGATCGAGATGGCGTTGGCTAACGGTCTGCTGGTCCCCGAGAACTTCGCCCGGTTCGAGAAGCACTTCCCCGGTCTCACGAAGGACGAGATCGGGGAGTGGATAGACGGTGACGCCAACCTGGAGCTTTTGGACGTGTTCCATCATCGCGGTCACGGTGGGAAGCACATTGTGTCGGTGTCTGACTGGCAGGCGTACGAGATACTGCGGGACCTGTTCGCGTGATCGCCAAGCTGCGCACGTGGTCGGCTGAGGACGGCCGAAGCGGCACGCTCCTTTATCTATGGTGCCCTGCTTGCGATGACGCCCACGCGGTCCAAATCGACGGTGAGCCGCGCTGGACGTGGGACGGGAACCTTGACGCCCCGACGATCAGCCCCTCGGTCCTCGTCGGTGGTGTCCAGTGGAATCCGGGCGACCACTTCTATAAGCCGCACCACCACGTGGAACCGGGCGGTCGGATCACGTGCCACTCATACGTGAAACAAGGGCGCTGGGAGTTCCTAGGCGACTGCACGCACGACCTGGCGGGACAGACTGTGCCGGTTCCTCCGTTGCCGGATTGGTTGACCACGTGACCAGAAGGCTGGCGTTGCACGGCGGCAACCCTGAGATAGCCGCCGCGTACACGTACCCGTTCCCCGGGTTGTGGGGATGGGCGGCGTTGGCCGCGGAGGTTGTCGCCTATGACACGTGGGCCGAATGGAACAAAGAACCCACCATGAGTTCGACGTTCGCCAATCTCCTGACGCGTCCGATTGTCGGTCCGATCACTTTCGGGGCCACGTGCGCGGTGGCTTTCCATTTGTGGCAAGAGGCGCGGCGGGCGTTACGCCAACCGTCCTCGTAGCAGGACAGTTTTCTACGGGTTTCTGCGCGAAGTCGTAGAAACCGCTGGGGGTTAAGACCGCAAACAGCGGCGAACCGGGATCACGTGGACCGTTTCGCGGTCACCACCTGGACCGTTTCGTAAAACATAAAGGAGGAGCGGAGTGAATCTGCTCGCCAAACTGGTCGCACGCGCGACCACCCCGAACGCGTCCGGCGTAACCGCGACGAAGGTTGTCAGCGACGTGTACCCGATCGTCGGGGTTGTTCTGGCTGTCCTGGCAGTCTTGTCGAACGTCCAGGGTGTGAACATTCCCGTCGAGTACCAGGCGATCATTGACGCGGTTGTTGCCGGTCTGACCGCGTGGAAGTCGGCAGAGTCGCAGCAGGCGGTCGCTACCGCTAAGGCTGTCGCCAAGGTTTCTTCGTCACGTGCGAAGAAGGCGGCCAAGTGACCCATCAGACGGCCACCACGACGGTCAAGGAGTACGACGAGGAAGGGCGGCTGGTCAAGGAGACCACGACGACATCTGAGTACGACTGGCCCGACGCGCCTGCGATCCAGACCCCGTACGTGAGTCCCTATATCCAGCCCACATATCGGTCCAATCCGTGGATCTACCCGACGATCGCGTATCGGCCGAACACGTGCACCAGCATCGGTCAGTCGGGCACGTGGACCGTAGTCAACGGTGACGGTGAGGGCGGCGAGGCGGTGTCGGCGTGATGCCAGTGCTGCTCACGCGCGACGTGACCCAACAGGAGTGCGACTGGCTGCCCACCGACCTGCCCGCAGGTACCGAAGTGTTCGTCTACTACGGGTACACGTACGGGTGTTGCACCCCGAACGGCAAAGCCGTCACCCTCGGAGGACAGGACCAGCTCCCGTTCTTCGAGGTTCCACGTGACGCGCTCGGCTACGTGGACGAGGAGGCGGCATGAAGTACGGAAGGTTGGCAGCCCGCCGCCCTGTCGGGCTTGCCGACCTCGCCTACTACATGGGCCACGTGTTCGACCCGCCGCCTCCGTCAATGGAAGCCCCCGACGTGCCCGACTGGCGCATGTGCGCCAACGATGAGGTTGGGGACTGCACGCTGGCAGCGGTCGTCCACCAACGAATGGCGTGCGCCGCCGACCTCGATATACCGACCGAGGCGTGGCCTTCGGACGCCAAGATCTTGTCCACGTATTTCGCCATGACAGGCGGCAAGGACTCCGGGCTCGTCGAAGCGGACGTGCTGCACACGTGGCATACGACTGGCCTGTTCGGTGACCGTATCGCTGGGTACGCCCCGGGCGACCACCGCGACGAGGAAGAACTCCAGGCGATCTGCGCCACGTTCAACGCCGTCTACTGCGGCATCGTCGTTCCCGCACCCGCCGAGCAGCAGTTCCAGGCGGGTGAACCGTGGGACCTGACCGGCACGTCCGCCGACCGGCAGGTGTTGGGCGGTCACGCCGTCCCCCTGGTCGGGTACAACGCGGACGGTCCCGTGTTTGTCACGTGGGGTAAAACGCAGCAGGCCACGTGGCGCTGGTGGGCCGTGAACGGCGAGGAAGCTTGGGCTGTTGTCACGTCCGAGGACTCCCGCAAACTGGACCTTGCCACGTTGCAGGCCGACCTGGCCCGACTGGAACGCGCGGCATGACCGCCAAGAAAACCACACAATCCTCCAATCGGGTGTCGCTTGTCGCATTCGCGGAAGCCGAAGGCGCACGTTCCGGGGTCGCCTGTTTCCTTTGCGGGATACCCGAACGCGAAGAGGTCGAGCGGGCGATCCTGTCCGGTCAGGTGTCAAAGGCTGCTGCCGCACGCTGGTTGCGTGACGCGTGCCGTTACGAGAAGGCGTCGAACAGCCGGGTCGGTAACCACATGGACAAGCATGTCAAGCGACCGGCCGAGTCTCGCTGAGCACGCCGCCGCCAGTCCCGACCCCCACGATGGCGCACGTGGTCGGAGAACCCTCGGGAAACTCGCGGAACTGTTGGACCGTCAAGGGATACCGGTCGAGGAGATAGGCCGGGTCCAGCGGATCAACGCCTGGCAGGGGTTCTACAAGGACGATGACGGCGAAGCCCAAACGGTGGACATGGTGGGCATCAAGCTCACCCCGAACTGGGTGGACGGCCCGGAATGGCCGGTCGTCCGGCCGGGCCCACGTGTCACGGTCCGAACACCCAAATGGGTGCGCCCCGACCGTGACCACCTGATCGCGGTAGAGCTGCCGGACATTCAGGCCGGATTCTGGCGTGACGTGGACGGTGTGCTCCACCCCACCCACGACGACCGCGCCGTGGACCTCGCCCTGATCCACGTGGCGATGCTCAAACCGGACGTGGTGATCGTCGGTGGTGACGGGGCGGACTTCCCTGAGTTCGGGAAGTACCGCCTGACCCCGGTGTTCCGGGAGACAACGCAGGCCACCGTCGACTGGCTGACCGTGTTTGCCGCACGCCTGCGTGTTGCTGCCGGACCGGAGGCGACCATTGTGTGGCTGCCCGGCAACCACGAGGAACGGTTGCCGAACTACATCCTGGACAACGCTTCGGCGGCGTTCCGTTTGCGCCGCGGGAACGCACCCAAGTCGTGGCCGGTCCTCACGGTCCCGCACCTGTGCGACTTCGATAACCAGGGTATCCAGTGGATACCGGGCTACCCGGCCAACGAGTTCTGGGTGAACGACCGGTTGCGGATCGTGCACGGAAGCAAGGTGCGCTCGAACGGGTCCACCGCGCACGTGTACCTGAACGAGGAGAGGGTTTCCACGATCTTCAACCACGTGCACCGCAGAGAATGGGCTGAGAAGACCCGGCACACCCGGTATGGACCACGCACCATCCTCGCCGCGTCGGCCGGTTGCCTGTGCCGTATCGACGGGTCCGTTCCGTCCACCAAGGGCGGCAAGGACGAGGACGGCCAGCCGATCCCGGTGACAGAGGACTGGCAGCAGGGGATAGCCGTCATCGGCTACCAGCCCGGCGATAGCCCCTTCGGTCTCGAGCTGGTCCCGTTCCACGACGGGGCGGCGTGGTTCCGCGGTCAACGGCTGGAGGCACCATGACGGACGGCACGTGGTTCACGGTGTACCGGAAACGGAACGGCCGCTACGGGTGGATCTGTCACCGTTGCACGTCGGTCGGCACCGAGAAGTACGAACCGGAAGCTTGGGCACGGCAATGGGAGCACATGTGCACGTCCCCTCCTGATGGTGAGGCGGCGTGAGCGTCCTCTACGTGTCGGGGCCGATGTCAGGTATCGACCATCTCAACTTTCCAGCGTTCGCGTTTGCCTCCCGAAAGCTGCGAGAAGTGGGCCACGTGGTCATTAACCCCGCCGAGAACTGGGGCGGCAAGAAGGACGTGCCACGTGCCACGTGCATGAGACAGGACATCCAGCAGGTGCTCCTGGCCGACGGACTGGCAATGCTCCACGGGTGGGAGAACTCGGCCGGTGCCCGCCTGGAACGCCAGATAGCCGCCGAACTGCAACTGGACATCCGGCCCTGGAAGGAGTGGCTGTGATAATCGGGTTGGCAGGGTACGCCCGCAGCGGCAAAGACACCGTCGCGGAGATCCTGGTCAAAGAGCGAGGATTCCGCCGCATCGCGTTCGCTGACGCCCTCAAGGCTGTGCTGGCCGACGTGAACCCCCTCATGGGTACCAACTCTCGCCTATCCGACCGGTTGGAATGGGGTTGGGAGCAGGCCAAAACCGAGCCCGAAGTGCGGATGCTCCTGCAACGCCTAGGGGTAGCGTGCCGCCGCCACATCCACCCCGACGTGTGGGTCGACGCCGTGTTCCACATGATCGAAACCGTCTTCGACGAAACAGGACATCACCGCTGGGTGATTCCCGACGTTCGGTTCCCGAACGAACTGGTAGCCGTCCGCAACCACGGCGGCCAGGTCTGGCGCGTGGAACGCGCCGGTACGGGCCCAGTGAACGGGCACGAATCGGAGACCGCCATCGACGGAGAACGGTTCGATCAGCGGATACCGAACGACAGCACTCTCGACCAGTTGCACGATGTTGTGCTCGAACTGCACGACTGCCTGGACCCCTCCACGGCCGTCGACTTGGCGGCGGTGTTCGCAGACGATGTCCACTGACCCGCTCCCCGACGACCTCGCAGAACTGGACTGCATGGAGTTCATCACAGTCCTGGTCCAAACGGACGGGGAGCTGATGATCGACTCGAACATTGACGACGACGACCGCGAGGCCGGACTGTTGATGCGCGCCGCGATGCTGTTGGCTTCGGGCGCGTACTGCTTCGAGGGCGACGAAGACGACGACGACTGACCACGTGCCCCGGGCGCAGCGCGAACTGCCCCGGGGCCGGCCGACACCAACAAGGAGTGCCGACATGATTGCAATACCCGAGTCGGTGGTCTGAGATGCCTGACATTTCGACCACGTACGCGGACAACGCCCTCGCCGGGGGTTTGGCCGCAGGAACCACCTACTGGATGAGCGTCCACTCTGCCGATCCGGGCACGACCGGGGCGAACGAGATCGCCGGGACAACCCGCCAGGCGGTCACGTTCACCGCCCCCTCGGGTGGGTCGCAGACGATGGCTACCGCGCAGGCTTCGTTCACGTCTATGCCTTCGGTCGCCGGGAACGTGTGGTGCGGCCTTTGGACCGCTGTGACCGCCGGGACGTTCCTGATCGGCGACCCGACAGCATCGGTCACCGGCCCGGTGGCTTCGGGGGCGACGGTGGACATCACCGGGTTCACCGTTTCCGCTTCCTGAGTTGCCTCAGCGTGTTGGTGGTCACACCACCACCCTGAAAGGGTCCGGGGCCGCGTCTTGGTCCACGTCTGCGGTGTCGACCGGCAGGATCGTCGCCCCACCACAATCGGGGGCCGCTACAGCCACCCTCACCCTGTCGGCGGTCTCCGCGGGCCACGTGGTCCTCAAAGGGGCGGCGGTGGCCGCCACGGGCCTGTCCGTGGCCACGACCGGCCGCGTGGTCCTACATGGGGTGGCGACAGCCTCGTACGCGTCCCACGTGACCACCAGCGGCCTACCGGTCCTCAGGGGGTCCGCTGCTGCCAGGCTTGGGGTGACGGTCGGGGGTTCCGGGACGTGGACACCAGCGGGACTGTCCGGTACGGCCAGCGCCACCGTTCACCCGTCGGCCACAGTCTCAGGGCTGGTCCACGTCGGCGGGGTCGGTACGGGCGCCCTGTCGTTTGCTGCCGCCGCGGCCGGGACGGTCAAACAGTCCGGTAGCGCACAGGCTGGACCGTCGTTCGGGGTTGCTGCCGCGGGACACGTGTGGCTGACCGGGCAAGCGGACACCACGACCCGACTGTCGGCCACCGCGTCAGGCTCGGTTTCCGGTGGACCCCGCTCGGGTGCAAGCTCGGCCCGGTACGCGGTCACCGTCACATCTGCTGGGCACGTGTGGTTGACCGGCACCGCGTCGGTGTCCCCCCGGCAGACGGTTGTGTCCTCTGGTGGGATCACGTTGACCGGTGCGGCGTCGTCCCACGTGCACCAGACCGCCACGTCGTCCGGTCGGTTGACGTTGACGGGTTCCGCGTCGCCGGTTCACACGGTCGTCGCCGTCGCGTCCGCAGGACACGACCCGAGCCCGGTCACAGCAGGCCAGGTGACATTCGCTGACACCCCGCTCACCGTCGTGGGCCTGTCCGACACCACGTGGACCGCGGATCTTGCCGACAGGCAGTTGGCGACCGTGACCGTCGCGGACAGTCAAGCGTAGGAGAACCATGTGAACACCTACACGGCCGGCCAGGTTCTTGTCTGCACAGCCACGTTCACCGTCTCGGGGGTGAACACCGACCCGACCACCGTCGAGTTCAAATACGCCCTATCCACGTCGGGGTCGACGGTGAACGGGACGACCACCACCCTCACCTACTCGGGTGCCACCCAACCGGCTTTGGGTGTCGTGGCGAAGACCGCGACGGGCGTCTACGAGGCGCAGGTGGACACGACCGGGATGGGAGCGGGGGACCTGACCTACGAGTGGGTGTCTACCGGGGCGGCGCAGACGGTCGGGTCGTCAGTCGTGCAAATCGCAGCCCAAGCCTTGTGAGCCACGTGACCCGGAGGTTTCCTTGTCAGCCAACCTGATCAACTCCCAGAGCCTCAACCCGCAGGTGTTGGCGTCCCTGCAGATCGCCTCGGCGAGCACCGAAACGACCGTCTACCAGTGCCCAACGAACAGTTCGGCGAAGATCGAGACCGCCTGGTTGTGTAACACCACGAACGCTGCTGTCACGGTGAACGTGTCGGTGGTGAAGGCTGGGGGCACGTCGGGGGTCACGAACCGGGTGATCGAAGCGTACCCACTCGCCGCGTACGACGTGCTCAGTCTGACCCCCTATTTGGGTGGGGCGATGATCGGCCCGCTCGATTTCATTGCGGTGAACGTGGGGACGGCCGCGGCTGTCAACTTTGGTGCGACGGGGGCGGTGGGTTCGTGACCACTTTGTTGCAGTCCCCGACCCTGTTGAACCCTGGGGTTGTGGATAGTCAGTTGGCCGCGTATGTACCCCGTTACAAGACGGCTCTGATCGACATTTGCACCGACTTCGGGGTGACCCCTGGCAGCGATCTGACCACCGAGATGCAGTCGGCCATCAACCAACTCAACACAGCGGGCGTTTCGGGCGAAATCTTCTTCTCTCGGCCTGGCACCTACGGTGTGGATGGAGCAATCCAGTCTGGGTCGGGGGGTGGCTCGTCATGGGCAGGGCAAATCCTCTTTCCCGCTCTTGACAGTTCGACGCCTGGCGTGGGCATCGCAATCCGAGGGATAGGGCGCCCCTCGGCGTTCGACGGCTCGGGGATCGTCGGCAAGGGCGTCATCCTGCAAAGCACCGCCACGTCAGGGGCCGTTTTTGCGGTCAAGGCTCCTGGAACGGGCCTTCATCCGAGTGCGTCCGAGTTTTATCCGTCTTTCGACAGCCTGGTCATTGAGTGCGCTACGGGAGGGAGCGCCATCGACCTGCTCAACGCCAACGCCGCGGGCCTGAACGAAATCGTCCTCAAAAACTCCTACCACCCAGGCGACAGTTCCTTCGGCCTGCAACTACCCCAAGCCAACGTGGGCGACTGGTACACCGTAAACAACCTCATGGTCTACGGATTCGGCAGCAGCGCAGTCATAACGGAGTGCGCCAAGTTCAGGGGGGTGTTCCTCACCGAGGGTGGCGACGTGTCGGTTCTGTGCAACGGTGGCGGGGACAACATTATCGAGTATCTGAACGCACAGACGACGACCGTGTTCAGCGCGGCGCACCTCACATCGCTGGTCGCCAATGTGCTGTGGCAACCAGGTTGCGGTCAGCTGATCGACGACCCGGCCACGCAACTGATGGGCACTATCCGCCTGTGGTATGGCGATTATGCCTTCCCTGGGCAACACCAAGGACCACCATCTGTCGTCGGTGGCGCGGGGGCACTGGGATCTTCTGCGGTCAACGCCGGCTGGTTGGGCGAGCCAAGCTCTCGGGACCGCCATCCGAGTGACACCTTCTCCCGCATCGTTGCCGCCCCCACTTCTAGCGGATATCCAGGGCTTTGCTCGGAGACACTGCACTCCTGGCGGACGACCCAGGGCGGCTTCAATGTCATCCAGCCGAATGGGTACGGCACTGACGGCGTTGGCGGCTACAAGGGGCCAGGGAACCTGTTCTCCACGACTTCGGGCGGTCAGGCCCAGGCGATGGTGCGGACCCTCGATGGCGACAGGGGCGGGCGGTCCAGGGTTGTCAGCGGCACCTTCACCTTGGCAGGAGGCGCTCCCCGTCCTGGACTGATATGCCACTCCGTTTACGGCGGCTCCAATAGTCTGCAAGCCATCCAGACGCAGTTGATCGGAGGCACCCTTTACCTACAGGTCGGGGTGGGCGGCGGAACCGTGACCAGCGTGGGGACAAGCCTGGTGGCGGGCGACACCTTCACCCTTTCACTGGCCGTCACCATCGGAGCCGACAAACTGCCGACCAGGGCGCAACTCATCCTCAACGGCGAACGAGTGCTCGACCACTGGCTGACCGCAGCACAGCGCAACGCCTTCACTGGTGGCAGCTACCCATTCTTCGAGGACGGTCTGTTCTTCTACGCCGACACGTCGAGCTACTGCTCGGGTTTCATAGTGACCGACCTGGCCGACGAGGAAGCTGCAACGTCCCGCACGGCAACTGCTGCCATAGCCCAATCTGGCGGGGGGACGATCACCCCCGACGCGAACGCTGGCACGTGGCAGACGATCACCGTGGCCGACGCCACCGCCTTCACCATCGCGGCGGCCACCAATCCTCCGTTCACGTCCGTCACTCAGCGGCTCACGATTGAGGTTTTCAACAACTCGGGCGGAGCGATGGGGGCTGTCACGTGGAACGCTGCCTACGTGTTCGCTGGCCTCGCTTGGACGAACCCAGCCACGGGCAAACGGCGGTACGCCGAGTTCGAGTGGAATGGCACCGAATGGGTCTGTAAAGCGATAGCGGGAGCCGACTACTGATGGGCCACATAATGTCGGTTACGTCCACGGGCTAGCACCGTTTCTGCTGGGGGGCAAGAAAGTCGACCTGATGTCCGGTGCCCCGCTGGTTCGCCGCGCTCCTGATTCCGATCCTCGGGTGTACCCCGGCGACGTTGTTCCACGTGCGGTGGGTTCGACCTGTGCCCCACGTGGTCCCCGAAGTCCAAGTTCCGACGACGACGACGACGGTTCCTGCGACCACCACCACGGTCCACGTGCCCCACGTCAACCACGTGGCACCGAGAAGACCGCGACCTCAACCTCAGCGTTACACGTGCACCAACGCGTTCGCCTACCTGGCCACCCATTCGGCGCCCGGTTTCGGTTACGTCTGCCCCGGCTGGGCTGAGGGCCACCAGGCGATGACGTGCATCGACCTTCCCGGTGTCTGCCCGGACGAGAAACTGATAATCATCGCTGTCGTCTGCCCGGCGTCGGTCGCGAACGAGGCGAACAACTCTTGGGTACTCACCGGCCTGCGCGCTGGCAGTATCGACCCTTACGGTGACTGCCCCGGTTGACCCACAGTTTCATTCCCCCCACCCGTCTTGTCCCACGTGGCACGCGGGTGGGGGCCTTTTTCGTTCCGGCTTCCCGTATCGCTACCCGTATTTCCCGTGAAAACAGGCGGACTCCCTGAAACCGCACCCCCTTTTACCTGCGGTTATGCGGACCACGTGTGCCGGGCGTAAGCGTGGAAGCCCACTCATAATCCTTTGGTCGTGGGTTCGATCCCCACCGGGCCCACCAGGTAGACGGCGGTTTTTGGGGTTCACCGGCTAGGCTTTCCCCAAACGATACCCGTATTTCGGATCGAGGCGTGCGGCACGTGGGACGAAAACGCAAGGTGGACACCGACCTCCCGGAAGGGATCAGGCGTGGCAAAACGCCCGGCACCCTGGAGGTCCGGGTGTCCCTACCGCCGGCCACGGGGGCGGACGGGAAGCGCCGGGCGCGCGAAGTTACCCGTATCGTCCACGGCGGGATACGGGAAGCGAAGGCCGTCCGGGCTGCGATGCTCACCAAACGGGACCTCCAGTCGGGGTCGGACGGGTCGCTCACCCGCCAGGTCAGCCGGTGGATCGACTCGATCGAGGCCGACCATTCCCCGAACACGATCAAGAACTACCGGGGGTACCTGCGCCGCTACATCGCCCCGGAGGTCGGCACGTGGAAACTGCACCGTGTCACCACCAGGGGTTTGGACGACTTCTACGCCGGCCTGCACCGCAAAGGGTTGTCCCCGGCGACGGTCCGCCAGTGCCATTCGATTATCCGCAAAGCGTTGAGCGAGGCTGTCAGGCAGGGGGAACTGGGCGCCAACCCGGCGACCAACGCCCGCATCCCACGTTTGGACCCCCGCGAGATCGAACCGCCCGACCCGGCCCTGTACCAGCGGATCTACGACCAGGCTTGCGCCCGGCGCGACGGGGACATGACCTTGGCGACGTTCATCCGCACCGCGGCGGGGACCGGGGCCCGGCGCGCGGAGGTGTGCGGGCTGAGACTGTCCGACATTGACGCCACCGGCCAGTCGCTACTGATAGCCCGGGCGATCGTTGACCACGACGGCAAGCTCGAGGCTAGGACCACGAAGTCGAAGAAACCGCGGCGGATAGCGGTCGACCCGATCGTCGCCGACTCGCTGACCGCCCAGATCCGTTACATGCACAACCGGGCCCGTTCGGTCGGTGTCGACCTGGCCCCCGACGCCTACGTTTTCTCCGACGAGCTGGACGGGTCGGTGCCGTGGCGCCCGGACCGGGTGTCGTTGGCGTTCTACCGGTTGTGCCGGACCCTGGGGGTGAAGGTCAGGTTGCACGACCTGCGCCACATGCACGCCACCCAGCTTCTTTCCCTCGGCTACGACGTGCGAACCGTGTCCGGTCGCCTGGGTCACGCCCAGCCCGCGGTCACGTTGAACGTGTACGCCCATTTCGTCCCGGCGGCGGACCGGGCCGCGGCGGACGCTCTGGCGGGGGTGTTGCACACCCCGGCGCTGCCCTAGTCGGGTTGGCGGGAGCGGCGTTCGTCGTCTATCTCACGGGCCGAGTCGATGATCTCTTTCGCCCAGCGGGGATTGCGCAGCATGGCACGTGCGAACGCCTCGACCAACCCGGACCCGGTGATCCCGTGGCGGCGCAGGAACCGTCTGAGCGCCCTGTTGGTGTCCTCGTCCAAACTAGCCGCCAGTACCGGCCTTCCGGTCCCCATCGCCCCTCCACCTTGCCCCCTCCGACTGGTTGCCCCTGGTCTTACCTGCTCTGTAGAGCAGTTGAGCGGAAGTTGACGAAAACTGTCTTCACGCGTGCCACCAGTTGTGGCACGATGGGGTCACCGACCGTTGCCTGTCCCACGTGACCTGTACCGTTCGGGGGCGGGATTTGAGGTACGAGCACCGGGAGGCAAAACCAGTGGACAGAACCGACTGGCAGCAGGCAACGGACACCGTGGAGGGCCTGCTGGCCGAGATCGCGCGGCTCCGGCAGGAAGTGGCGTACCACATGGCTACGTGTTGCCGCCACCGTGACGGGATTTCTTTAATCCCGCTACCTCTTCCTTCAGAGCCTCTAGTTCTGTCGTAGCACGCTCCATCAGGTCCACAAGGCGGTCCATCTCCTCCCGGGAAGGGGGGCGCCTCGCCTCTTCTTGGAGGTATTTCTGGCGTGCGATGGCGTTGAGGACCTTCGAGGGGGTCATGCCGAGCAGCTCGGCGAGTTCGTCGGCCCGGAACTCCTCGGGGGTGGACTCGCCGGTTCGCCACCGGCTGACGGTCGCGTCGGACACCTTCAGGGCGCGTGCCATGGCGGCCTGGGAGCGGCCGGGTTTGGACAGCCACCGGTCGATCAGTTCGTATATCAGCACGTCGCCTGTCTTACCCATTCCGTAAGTAACTATGGCACAGGTCGTCCACACCCTGCTTACTTTTCACGAAAGGTTGTACTTTCGGCCATGTGGTTTTACAAAAACCCTGGTCAAACCCCTTGACTCTTGCGTAAGTAACGTGCAAGATGGGGGGCGTGGACGAAACGCTCCGCACGTGGGGGACGAATATCCGGCAAGTTCGGAAGGCCCTGGGGTTCACCCAGGAGCGCCTCGCCGATCTCGTCGGGGTCAAACACCCGACCGTCTGCCGGTGGGAGAAAGGCCAGATTGAGCCTCGCCGCCAGCACAAGGCGGCGATAGCCAAAGCCCTCCACGTGGACATGAACCTCCTGTTCCCTCAGATGAGGGCGGAGTGATGACCGTCGCGACGTACTCCGTGGCCGAACTGGCCGACCTGACCGCCGCGGGCAAGACGACGATCTACCTGGAGCTGGAGACGACCGGGGAAGTGTTCGGGGTGAAGGCCCTGAAGATCCGTTCCCGGTGGCTGATCCCGCGCGCCCCGATAGATCGCATGTTGGGGATCGAAGCCCGGGAGGCGTCGTGACCCTCCGTCGCAGCAAACGAACTTACGGCGGGCAACGGACCGAGGGGTACCAGCGGCCGATAGACGGCAATCCGCTGAGGGTTCGTCTTCGTGGCAGCGGCGAACCGTGGGACGTACGCACGTGGGCTGCACGCGGCCGTCGACCTCTCGTCCAGTGCCAGAAGTGTGGCGCCAAGGGGACCGCTTATGTCAGCGATGGCGGGGGCCAGGTCGATATCACATTGCCGTCGGTTCACGGTGTCGGCTGGGATCGCCTGCACGCTGGTTGCGGTGGACGGTTCGCGTTGTACGACACAGGTGGGACTTCGTGAGTCCGTCTCACAACCTGCTTGCGAGTGCCGCCGGTCGGCGACAGGTGAAGAACGCCCGCAGGCTGGTGCTCGCCCAGTGTTCCACGTGCGGCGCGAAAGCGTCGGTGATGGTCAACGGGTTCGGACGGTTGGTGTCGTCCAATCTGCCCGTTGTCGAAAAGTCGCAAGGACTGTTCCACGCATCTTGCAAACACGGTCGGCTGGAGTTCTTCGACCTTGGTGGCCCACGTGCCTAGACCGGCGCCTGTGATGGCCGACGAGTTGTACCGGGTCCTCACCGACCTGGGGGTTGAAGTTCGTGGCACGCGCGGCGGGGGAAGGCTCGTGGCGGTCATAGACGGGACGGAGGTTCCGATCCCACGCCCGCAGCGCAAACGGGACGTGCCACCACACGTGCTTACCGCCGTGGCGCGCGCCGGGGGGTTCACGTCGTACTCCGAGTTCCGCGGGTCACTGTTGAACCGTCCGGGGGTGAAAGCCGGGAAGCTCGCAGGCAAAGTCGAGGGCCACGTGTCCGGGGTGTCCAAGGCGGACTGTTTGGCGGCGTGCGCCGCGTTGTCGGATCGTGCGGGTGCGGTGCGGTCGTGGGTTCGCAACGGGTCGCACGACCCCGACACCTACCGCAAAGTCGTGCAAGCAGTAACGGTGGCTTTGGGTGAGCTGTCCGCGTGGCCCCCGGAGGGTGGCACGTGGGAGTCACCCGACGACACCAAGTTCCGTCCGGTCCAAACGGATTCGGTGCTCAACGGTGTGGCACGTGCAACAGGGTTGGCGGCGCGTGCGGTGAGGCGGCGGGAAACGATGACCCGCTGGCAGCACGACGAGGCGTCCCAACAAAACAAGGAGGGGGTCAATGGCTCTACTACAGGTTGAGGACTGTCGGCAGGTGCAATCCGATGCACGACTGCTGATGTTGAAAGAGACCGCGGAACAACTGTTGGAAGCCGCGGAGCACGTGACCCGTCTGGTCCACGTGGACCATGAGTGCGACATTTCGTTGCGCCTGATCCACGACCAGGCCGGGTGGTTGGCAGCAAGGCTGGGGCACAACGCAGAAGTCGGGGCCACGTCGTGAGCGCCCAGTGCAGGACACAGAAGGAACTGGACATCGCGATCAAGAAGGGTGTCGCGTACATAGACCTGGTGGGCGGGGGCGACTTCACGGTCACGGCGTGCGACTCGTCCACGGTCAGGGCGTGCGGCTCGTCCACGGTCAGGGCGTACGGCTCGTCCACGGTCAGGGCGTACGACTCGTCCACGGTCAGGGCGTACGACTCGTCCACGGTCACGGCGTACGACTCGTCCACGGTCAGGGCGTGCGGCTCGTCCACGGTCACGGCGTGCGGCTCGTCCACGGTCACGGCGTGCGACTCGTCCACGGTCACGGCGTACGACTCGTCCACGGTCACGGCGTACGACTCGTCCACGGTCACGGCGTACGACTCGTCCACGGTCACGGCGTACGGCTCGTCCACGGTCAGGGCGTACGACTCGTCCACGGTCAGGGCGTACGGCTCGTCCACGGTCAGGGCGTACGACTCGTCCACGGTCACGGCCACCAAGTTTGTACCCGTACAGGATCACGGCCCGAACACCAAGATCACGGGCGGGATACTCATCTCGATTCGGCGTGCCGAAACCCCGGCGGATTGGTGCGAGTTCTACGGGGTTCACGTGGCCCGCGGTATCGCCACCCTGTTCAAGGCGGTCGAGGACGACTGGAAGGGCACCAACAAGCACCCCGGCATCACTTATGAACCCGGTTCCAAGCCTGAAGCACCCGACTGGAACCCGACCGCGACCTGCGGGAAGGGGCTGCATTTGTCGCCCCGCCCGTTCATGGCATTGTGGTACTGCCCGAACGCCACCCGGTATGTGGCGTGCCCTGTGCGCATGTCCGAGATGGTGCTTCTTGACGACAAAGTGAAAGTTCGCCGGTTGGCGAAGCCGACGTTCGAGGTTGACATCGACGGGGAGCCGGTGGCGTCGTGAGAGTCGTCTGCTCTGTCTGCGGTGCGATCCTCTCCACGTTCCTCGGGGTTCTCCATGCGGGTGTGGCGTTGGTTTGCCACCCGCTGTTCCGCCTGTTCGGTCGACGTGGGACCGTCCGGTACACGTCGAAAACGGACGGGTCTTTGTTGCACGTCGGTTTCGACCGTGAAGCGTTCAAGAGGGCCACGTGTTCGGGCTGACTGACGGCGCGGTCGCCGCGGGGAAGTATTGGCGGGACCAGGCGCTACGCCTGGAAGCCGACGTGGCGGCGCTGGTCGACGCGTGGCACAAGTTCGATCAACACGTCGTCGGCAGTCCTGAGCAGCACGACGCGTGGGATGAAATGCACGATCTGGTCAGCAGGATTGAGAGGGCCGCGTCGTGACCACGTGTGACATGCACGAGTTCCTCTACTCAGAGCTGGACAACTGGGTTGCACGTGCCGTACGAGCCGAGGCCGACGCACGACGCTTGTACCAGTACGTGATCTCCGGTGGGGACAAGGCGGACGTGGTTCGTTTGCACCTTGAGGCTGTAGCCCAGTCAGGGAGGCGGGTGGCGTGAGCGAACTTCTCCCGAAGACGTTGGCCGACCACTACGACCACATCTGGCGCTGTGACTGCTCCGACATCCATTACCTGACTCTCACGTGGGACGACGAGGACCCGACGTGGCGCTACCTGGCTGTCGCTGACGGCTGGGGTGGGCGCTCGGTCAAGGAACGCATCAAGGGAGCGTGGAAGCTCCTCCGTGGTCACTACCACACGGGCTGCGAGATTCTGCTGAACGACGAGACGGTCGCTGACGTGCTGGCCGTTCTGAGCGCACATGCGGGCGAACGGTCGTGACACCCCCCGAACTGCTCCGCTTCTGGCGGTGGTACCTGTCGTTCTACGTCCCGTTGATGGTCGCCTACGTGGGACTGATGTCCGTCCACGACTGGCTGGCGGCGGTCGGGTGTGCCGCGGCAGCCGCGGCCGTGTCATTGGTCGCCTTCATCCACGTGGTCCGAAAGTTGAGGTCGTGAACCACGTGGACCGGATTGTTGACCTCATCATCAGATGGTTTTTCGCGCCGAACAGGCGCGCAAGCCTGACAGGGACCACGGCAAGCGGACCTGTCAGCCTGCCGGGGACGGAGCGCGCGACGGCCTCCCCTTCCGTCCCCACGTCCCCGGCACCCTCTTACCAGCTCCCCGCCGTGGACACACGCGGCGGACCGGTCCGCATATCCCACACGGGGGTGTCAACCGGGTTCGCCGAGTACCTGCGTGAGTGCGCCCAGGTCGGTTGGGACCACGTGGAACGCGTCGGGGCAGCGGAGCGCGGGGCGTGACCGACGTGTTCCAGAGTTTGCGGGACAGCCTCGCATGGGACAACGCCCACCCGGTCCGCTACAGGTGTCGCAGGGTTTGGCACCACGTGCGTCACCCGGTGAGGGCGTACCGGCAGTGGGTGTACTGGCCGGTACGCACGTTCTGGGAGCGGGGTCGTCGCGGCTGGTCGGTGTCGGACACGTGGGGTTTGGACACGTACCTGTCGCGTGTCATCGCCGGATCGGTCGAACGGTTACGTGACGACCTGCACGGCCACCCGTGCGATCTGACCCCCGAGAAATGGGAAGCGATCCTGACCGAGATCGCACAGGGGTTCCGTAGCTGGGAGCAGCATTGGGACGCCGACGACGAGGCGTACCGGCAGGTGCAGAGGTCGATTCGGCTGATGGGCAAGTGGTTCGGCCACTTGTGGGACTGATGCCTAGCTGCCCGTGCGGGATCTGTGACGCCATTAGGGCGGCAGACAGAGAGCGGCGTCCTTGGTGGCGTCGGGCCTTCTCCTTCCTGCCTCCGATGGAAGTCTTCGATCGGGCGATCGAAATCATGGAGGGGCGCGCTGTCGTGTACGAAGCGGAGCGCCACCTGGGAAGGCGCACGTGAGCCTGATCGACGTGGACCTGGAGAAAGCGACGAACAAGCCGGCGGTGTGGTGCCACAAGTGCGGACGCGAAGGCGGTCTCACCCTCAACGCGGACGGACGATTCGAGTGCAGGGGCTGGTGTGGGCGTATGGACATCGAAATCTCGGAAGACAAACGGAGGCGGCGGTGACGAACCCTTGTTGTGACCATGAGGTTCCGGGCCACGTGCCCGACTGTTGGCTGGTCAAGATCGTGTCGGACCGTGACGGTTACCGGTACAAGACCCGGTTGGGTGATTCCCGGAACCGGAGTGTCACGTGCCGACTGTGTGGTGCCACCGGGGTCTGGTCGCTACCAGGGACGTGTGACACGTGCGCCACGAGAGAAGCCGTCTACTCGCTCGTCCACCCCGAATCTGTCGCCTGAAAGAAAGAGAGTCAAGGTGCGTTTAGGAATCGTAAAAGTAGCCGGCATGGGAGCAGCGGGCCTCGTCCTGCTCGCGTTCATCTACGGCCTGTCAGTGCTGTTCTGGTCGTGGATTCTGATGCTCGTCCTGGGCGCGGCCCACGTGGACTACAGCTACCAAGCCTGCGTCATCCCGTGGGGACTCATCGCACCCCTCGCGCTCGGTTAGGAAGGACCCACGTGCCAAGCGTTTACGACCGTGTAGAAACAGAAGCCCGAATGTTCGACCCCGACCCCTACTGGGACGGGCCGACAGCAGCAGACCTGTTCGACCTGCCACCCGACGGGTTAGACGCCAGGGATTGGCTGACATGGTTGGACCACGTGCCAACCGACCGGTTTCACGACGCTATCGAGATGCTGGTCGAGGACTACTCGCATGTGGTCGGCGGGATCATCGCGTTCGCGGTCGGCATGTTCCACGTGGACGAAGTGTGCCAACCGTTGCAACCCGCAGAAGGGTGGCCCACGTTCGACGACGACGAGGACCCCTTCTAAGTGGCCGTGGTCCAGATCGGGACACCGTGCGATGAGAACAGGTGCGAAGCGTGGGCCAGGTACCGGGTCCGGTATCTCACGTCCACCGTTCTGCGCCCGAGCTTCGTGTTCTGCCCGAAGCACGCCGCCGACCGGGTGGAACTCAGCGAGGTTGACGTGAGCGTCGTCCCGCTCGGCCACAGCGAGCGACGTGCAACAGGGGACGACTGACGTGCCCCGCCTTCTTTCCCAGTGCACGAACGACGTGGAACGCCAACAGCTCCGCCACCTCCGCGTCGTAGCGTCCCGTAACCGTCAAACACAACGCGGGGGACGTGCAAAGAAGGAGCAGGAGATCCGCCGCTGGTGGGCCAAATGTGAGGCGACCCGCGAATGGTCCACGTGGGAGAACAACGGTTACAACCTCGACGGGCCGGCCGCAGGGTGACGGGCATCCACCGGCCGTACAGTTACCTGCGCGGCGCGGAACCGAGCGTGACCACCATCTTGGACCTGCTGCCCAAACCGGGTTTGTCGTGGGCTGCCGCGAAGGAGACAGCGGTGTTCGCGGTCAGACACCCAGAGAAGTGGAAGCACCTTCCCGAGGCGGACGCCGTGGACGTGCTCCGCAAACACCACCGGGGGATCTGGGATGGCAGGGCGGCGAACGGCACGTTGGCGCACGCGGTCAACGAAGCGTACTGCGCCGGGGAGGACGTGGACCTCGAGAAACTAATCGCCCACACGATCGAAACGGACCGCAACGCCCGCACGTGGCGCGACCGCGACCTTGACGACCTGATCGAATCTGTTCTCGGCTACGTCCTCGGCCTGGAAGCCTGGTGGTCGGATTGGCAGCCGTCGAATGTGTGCTCGGAGGTCGTGGTCCGCTGGCCGAGGCTTTACATCGGCCAAACCGATCTTCGTTGCACGTGCGGCGGGGACGATTGGTTATGGGACGTGAAGACCACATCGAAACTGGACGAGGACCAGGGTTTATACACGGACGCCTGGACTTGCCAGCTCGCCATGTACGGCGCCGCGTTGGAAACAGTGACGTACGAGACGGACGATGCCCCCGAGTTGAAACGGGGGTTCCGGGTGCGCGAGGTCGGGACGGGCGCATGGTCGAGACCGCAGCGTTACGGGGTGATCCACCTGCGCGGCGACGAGAGCTACACGGCGTTCGAGGTTGATGTGACGCCCGACGTGGTCCGAACGGTGTTCCGTCTGGCCCGCGCCTACCACGGTCTGAAACGGATACCGGAGCGGCCGAGGGTCGCGAACGCACACAAGGAGCAGGCAGCTTGACAACGGAACTCGCGGCAATAGGACCGACCCTCGACCTGGATTTGTTGAAACGGACGGTCGCTAAGGGGACCTCCGATGACGAGTTCGCCCTGTTCGCGCAAGTGTGCCAGCGGACCGGCCTGGACCCGTTCGCCCGCCAGATTTACGCGGTGAAACGGTACGACTCGCGCGAGAAGCGCGACGTGATGCAGGTGCAGGTGTCGATAGACGGTGCACGTCTCACCGCGCAGCGTTCGGGGGAGTACGCCGGGCAGACACCGACTTACTGGTGCGGTAAGGACGGTCAGTGGACTGACGTGTGGTTGTCGGCTGAGTACCCGGCCGCGGCGAAGCTCGGCGTGTACCGGCGCGGGTTCGCCGAACCGTTGTGGGCTGTCGCCACGTGGAAACAGTACGTGCAGACCACCAGGGACGGTGGGGTCACGCGGATGTGGTCGCAGATGGCTCCGCTGATGTTGGGGAAGTGCGCCGAGATGCTGGCGTTGCGTAAGGCGTTCCCGATGGAACTGTCCGGGCTGTACTCCGCAGAGGAAATGTCCCAGGCTGATGTCCCAACGCCCGCTGCGGCTCCCGTGTCGGCCGAGGTTCCACGTGCTACGTCGCGTCGTGAGACGCACGGGACGGTGAGACGGTCCCCCGTCGCGCGTGAACCTGAACCGGCCGTGGACGCTGACACGGGGGAGATCGTTGACGCCGAGGTGGTCGAACCCGAACCAGCGGCAGGGGAAGCCCGGCCAGCCGGGGACGCAACCGAGAAGCAGTTGAAAATGATCCACTCGTTGTTCTCCGAGCGTGGTTACGAAACCCAGGTCCGCAAGGAGTATGTGGGCCACGTGGTCGGCAGGGACGTGGACACAACAAAGGACTTATCGAAACGGGAGGCGTCTGCCGTGATCGAAGCGTTGATGGCCGAACCGGTGGCGTCGTGATCATCCGTACACGTCTCAGCCAACAGTCGGATAAGAGGCGCGCCCAGCAAGGCGAGTACGACCGGGCACGCCAGGCTGCGTTTGATCGCGACAAAGGCCAATGCCAGGCGGCGAACAAGATTCCCGAACTCGATGGCTGTTACGGCCGACGCGATCCGCACCATGTTCGCCCACGCGGGAGGGGTGGCGCTTACGCGGACCCGAACAATCTGCTCACGTGCTGCCGGTCCTGCCACGACTGGATTCACGCTCACCCGATCGAGGCGCAAGAAAGAGGACTGCTCAAGTGACGACTATGGGGTGGGAGAAGTTCGGGGACGAGACACGTGCGGACGTGGACGATTACACGCTGGTGTCTGTTCGCAAAGAGTCGCGGCACACGTGGACCGAGTGGGGGGAATCCGAACTCGACTACGTGCTCGGACTGTTGGAACGAGAGGAGTGGCAGCACCGGGGGGCCTGCAATGGGATGGACCCGAACTTGTTCTTCCCTAGCCCTGGTGAACCGATGAGCGAGATTCGGGCCGTCTGTTCCACGTGCCCAGTAAGACGCGAGTGCGCCGAGGCGGGGCTGATGGAGAAGTGGGGGATGTGGGGCGGCACGTCAGAGCGCGAGCGTCGAGGGATTCGACGCGAACGACGTGGGGAGGCGGCGTGATGTTCCTTTGGTTGGCGGCTGTTGTCATGTCGGCGTTCGTCGGGGTCACGTGCACCGCGGTGGTGTTGTCGTGGCGGCACTCGCGCCGGCAGGCAAAGAACGGCCCGGTCAGGTTGTGAGCGCCGTCGAACGCGCGGACGCGGCGAAGGTAGGCCGGTTCGAGTTCTTCGTCGCCGGCCTCCCGGTCACCCAGGGTTCCAAATCGGCCATCGTGGTCAAAGGCGCGACACCCCGAGCCGTCGTGGTGGAGGGTAAAACAAAGAAGGGTCGGGACTCGTTCCACGCGTGGCGTGTCGCTGTCGCACAGGAAGCCCGGCATGTCGCGGACCACGTGACCACCGACCCGGTGATCGTTGCTTTGGAGTTCACGATGCTGCGCCCGAAGTCGCACCCGAAGTCGCGGCGCACGTGGCCCACCGGTGCCCGTTCGGGAGACGTGGACAAACTCGCCAGGGCGGTCCTTGACGCGATCACGGGTGTCATCGTCGCCGACGACTCCCAAGTGGTCGGGCTGTCGGTCACCAAAAGGTATGGAACGCGGCCGGGGTTGCACGTTTCCACGTGGTCCGAGGTCGACTTCATGGTGTGGGAACCGACGTGGCTCCCAGGATTGGCAGGAGCGGCATCGTGATCGTCTTCCACGTGGACCACAAACCAACCCTGGTGACGATCGCAGGCAGGCACCACCTTGTCAGATACCACCACCCGGCCGGTTCGGCTTCCACGTGGTGCGGAAAATGGACCTCCCAACCCGAACATTCCCCGCGCGCCGAAACGGTCTGCTGGGAGTGCAGGACAGCACACTCGGACCACCAAGAAACGACCCTGCTGTCGTGAGATGGTTTGTGGCTGGCACGTGGGCCGCACCGTTCCTGTTGACGGCTGTTTGGTGTCGTGCCACGTCGTCCGCGTACCGGCATGTGCGAGTGATCCCCGCACCGTACGACTCCACAGACGAGGGGCAAAAGTGATGCAGAGCGTGACTGATCTAGTCAAAGTGCTCAGGGAATGGGCTGCCAGCGAAAGGAAGACGGCGGACACAACCCCAGGTGAGTCGCACGCGGTCAGCGTCTTCAGGTCAGCCCGCCACGCCGCCGCCTCCGCCTATGAGAAGGCCGCCCGCCTGATCGAAGAAGCCGAGGGGCAAAAGTCAGGTGAGTCCGATTAGCGCGAACGCTGCCCATAGGTTCAACAACGACCTGCGCTACAGCGACGGGACGGATGACCGTCACCGCCAACTGACGCCCGAGTACGTGCTGGAACCCGTGCGAGCGGTCCTGGGTGGCATCGACCTAGACCCATGCACGGAACCCGACAACCCGACAGGGGCCGACACGTTCTACACCGTCGAGGACGACGGGCTATTTGAGCCGTGGTTCGGTCCCGACTGGCTGCCGACTGTCTATGTAAACCCGCCGTACACGAAGGCTCGCGAGCCGTGGGTCAGGGCGTGCATGGAGGCCGCCGCACGCGGCCAGAAGGTCGTTCTGCTGGTCCCGTCGCACACGGACACCCGCATCTTCCAGAAGGCCATGCAGAGCGCCACCAGCGTCCTGTTCATCAAGGGCAGGGTGAAGTTCGGGGTACTGCGGAAGAACCGCCGTCAGGAGGCAGCTAGCCATCCGTCCGCGCTGATCGCTTGGAACGTCGACCTGGGTCCGTGCTCCAAGCTCGGGCATGTCGTCAGGCAGAACGCAATCACGTGGTTCGAGTGGGCCGAGAAGGCCCAAGGGCAAGAGGGGAATGATGCGGAGTAGCGCGTATTACGAGGACGAACTGGTCACGCTGTATTGCGGAGACAACGCAGTCGTGCTGCCCGAGCTAGAGCCTGCTGACCTGATCTTCACGTCCCCGCCGTACAACCTCGGCTCGTCCCCCTGGCCTCATCTCGGGCACTGGAAGCCGGGCGACTCGCCGGGCGGCAAGAGCAAGTGGAAGAACGGCTCAGACGGCTCAGGAGGTGTCACCTATGCCGAGCATGAGGACACCCTGCCGTGGGACGAGTACGTCGCTTGGCAGCACAAGGTTCTGCGGCTCTGCTGGGACAGGCTGACCGCCGGCGGTGCCATCTTCTACAACCACAAGCCAAGGGTCATCGGCGGCCGGTGCTGGCTTCCACTCGAACTGAACCCCGGTTTGCCGCTCCGACAGATCGTGACGTGGGCGCGAGCCGGTGGCATGAACTTCAACCCGACCGCCTACGTGCCCACCTACGAGTGGATCATGGTCCTCGCCAAAGACGACTTCCGGTTGTCCAGCAAGGCGGCATCGGGGCTAGGGGACGTGTGGCGGGAACCGCAGGAGCCGAGCGACCACCCGGCACCGTTCCCGGTGGGGTTGCCCGCCAGAGCGATCGAAACCACGGGCCCGGGGCTGGTCATAGATCCGTTCGTGGGGTCGGGTTCGACGCTGGTGGCAGCCAAGGCGGCCGGGGTGCGGGCCATCGGTATCGAGAAGTCGGAGCGGTATTGCGAGATGGCCGTCAAGAGGCTGGCGCAGGAGTCACTGTTCGGGGTGGGCGCATGATGCCGGGACGAATCTTGTGCCCGTCACCGCCTGACCGTGGGCCGTGCGGGACGTGCCATCACGACGCCCTGCCGCATTGGGTTGGCGAACCGGGAGGCTGCGAGATGAGGGGCTGTACCTGCACCGTCTATCGAGCCGGGCAAAAGTCAGGTGATTCCGATTAGCGCGGATTCTGTCTGGCAGGGTCTACACCCGCCGTACAAGACCATTGTCGCTGACCCGCCATGGAAATACGAGCAGGGCGGCCCGACGACCGGCTTCGCACCTTTGCGGCCACCGCCGTACTCAATGATGCCGGCCAGCGAGATCGCTTGTCTACCCGTCGAAGACCTCGCCGACGACGACGCGCACCTTTACCTGTGGACGACAAACCGCTATCTCCGGCAGGCGTTCTCTATCGTCGAAATGTGGGGATTCAAGCACTCGCAGACGCTTACATGGTGCAAGCCGGCGCAGGGAATCGGGCCCGGCGGCGCGTTTTCGAATACGACCGAGTTCGTCCTATATTGCCGGCGCGGGAAGCTCGCCTATCAGGGGCGCGTCGATACGACATGGTGGCAATGGCCGCGCGGCGCTCATTCGGTTAAGCCGGCGGCGTTCCTTGACATTGTCGAGCACGTGTCGCCGGGCCCATATGTGGAACTGTTCGCCCGCGCCCCTCGTCTCGGTTGGGATTCGTGGGGCAAAGGATTCGAGACGGAGGTCGCATGAACAAACACGCTCTACACCATGAACGGTTGCCCGAGCCGTCAACCGGCCATCGGTTCACCTGCGCCTGCGGGCATGACTTCGGTCCTCTCAGTGTCCATAAAGCCCGCAAGGCGTATCGGGAACACCGAGAGGGGCAACGCGAAGAGGGGCAAGCCTCGACCGAAGGAGAATCGAGTGACTAGGACCGTTACGGAGTACCGCCTGTCGTGGGAGTCAGTCGATTCCTTCTTCTGCGTCACCGCCGAGCAGCGGTTCGGCAGGGACGTGTGGCAACGCACAAGCTGGGATGAGTTCATCCCCGAGCACCAGTGGCACACCACCAGCGTGGTGTTCACCGAAGGCCGATGGGACCAGTACAACCTCGTGCGGAAGTGGGCCGATACGCACGAGCAGCCCATCCGCAACGTGCGTCTAGAAAAGCGCCAGTCGCCCAACCCCGACGAGGGCTGGGAGCCATACGAGGGGCAAGA